AACAAAAGAAATAAAGCTAAACGTGAGGCATTCTCTGAATTTAATAAGATGTCAATTGAGGAAATGCGCAAATGTTTACGCTTATATGGTCACAAGACTGACAATATCAGTAATGAGCTAGTTGAAAGTAGTTTATTTGATCTTATTGAAAATAATCCTGATAAGTTCTTCTTGATTTGGGTAAACAACAAAGTAAGAGATACTCAATACATTATTGAAGCAGCTATTTCAAAGAATGTAATTCGTAAATCTAAAAATATCTATTACTATGGTACTGATATCATTGGTAGAAGTTTAGAAGATGCGATTGCTTCATTGAATGATAAAAAGAATCAGGATATCAAAATGACTATACTTCAAGAAATTGAATCTAAGTAAAAGTAAACATGACAGTATTAGAAGCACATATAGCATTTAAGATTGAAGCAGATAAAAATGCCGTTAATATTGGCATATCTGGTTGTCCATCTTTTTTGCCTGAGGAAATTGATTATTGGTTGTATACAGCATATCTAAGTAAGATAGCTACTAAAGCTACTGGTAATAATACTCTTAGAATACCATTTGAAGGTAATATAAAAAGAGTAGCAGATTTAGAGGGTTTAGTAAAAACTGATAAGGGATTGTCTTTACTAAGTGAATCTATAAGTAATAGACTTACTATGAATAATTTCAAATCTAGTATTACTTATGGTGATGATACTCAAGATAAGCGTATGTACTTCTTAGAAGGAATTTTACATTTTGGTAGTAATAAAATAGCTACAGTAAAACTTATTAGTCACGAACAAGCTACTAGATTCTTAGAAACTTATAATAATAAACCTTGGATTGAAGAACCTGTAGCAATACTGGAAGATAATAAGTTAATAGTATTTATAGATAGGGATCTTATGGTAGGTCCCTATACTATAGATATTACTTATCTAGCATACCCAAGAAAGATTAATAATCAAGATATTACGTCTACTCTAGATGAAATTCCAGAGTATATGCAATATGAAGTAGTTAAATTAGCTGCTGACATGGCAATTGAGAATATTGAATCTCCAAGAACTCAAACACATCCACAGTACGTAGCACAATTATCAGAGTAATATGAGTAGTAAGGAAATGCAAATATCTGAAGAAGAATATTATGCCACTTTGCTATCAAACCCAGATTATTCTGAGACTAAATTTTCTATCTACAGATTTAAAAATCTTATTAATGGAAAAATATATATAGGACAAACTACTGTCCCTGTGCGCAAGAGATTGATTCAACACATGACGTTCAGTAGACCTTGGACTAAGTGTCATAAAACCTATTTCCATAACGCTATATATAAATACGGCTTAAACAATTTTGATTTTTCTGTAATTGAAATATGTAAATCTCAAGAAGAACTTGACATTAGAGAAAAATATTGGATAAACTATTATAAATCTAATGATAAGCAATTTGGTTATAATATAGAATCTGGTGGGAAAGATGGAAGAAAAGGTATCAAATTAACTGAAGTTCACAAACAAAAACTTCTTGAAGCTAATTTAGGAAAGCCAAGAAAAGAAAATACTAGAGAAGCAATAAAGAACACACATAAAGAACTTTGGAAAAATGATAAATACAGAAAAGAACATTTAGATGTTGTGAAATGTAGTTTATCTTCTTACTGGCAGAAATCTTCAAAAAAGGTTTATCAATATGATAAACATGGTAATTTTATAGCAGTTTGGAATAAATGCAAAGACGTTATAGACTTCCTTTATGGAATAGGGGCAAATGGTAATTTGTCACGCAATATTAAATTAAATAATAAACGTGGTAAATTGGGGTTCTCCAAAAATGGCTATATTTGGTCATTCTTTGCTCCCCAAGGAAAGGAGGAATTATAAACTCAAAAGAAATGCAAATGGAATTCGAAAGACGAATTCAACTTATTAGCCCAGATCTTATTATAGATGAGAAACCTAACTCTGATCTTATATTTTCAATACTAAATGAAGCTCAAGATAGGTATGTAATGATGAACTATGTTGGTGACGACCAAATGGAAACTGAAACCAATATACATACTAGAAATACAGATTCTATTAAGAGTTTATTAGTAGAAAAAGAGTTAACCGCAACAGGTACTACTCTTAATGGTTTCACAAGATACAGATTACCATACATGTCTACTGAAGAATATTTCTTATATGTACACTCCTTTAGTAAAGTAAAAGGTACATACAAACAATATAAAGATTTTGTTAGGGTAGACAATCAATTAGTTAAGTATAGGGATCTTGGTAAGTTTATTAAAACTGCATACAATACACCTATCATTAGGCAACCTGCTGTTGCATTAGTATCAGATCCTACTACTAAATATAACTATATAGAAGTAGCAGTAGATGCATATACTACATTAGGTAATGTTACATTAACTTACTATAGAAAACCATTAAGATTTAATACTACTGATGGAGCTAGTAAATGTGAACTACCAGAATCAATTCATAGTGAAATTGTAGATTTAGCAGTTAATATGTTTATTACTGAAGGTAAATATAGATTACAAGTAAAACAACCAAATAATCAACAATAATGAAGTATATTGAATTACAAGCAGCATTTGAATTAGAAATAGATCAATTAGATGACAATCTAACAAAACCTACTACTTCAGATATTGAGTATTGGTTAATGGCTGGATTAGATAAATTTATCAAAACTAGATATTTTGGTATTAATTTCAAGCAAACTGGATTTGAACAAGACCAAAAAAGAATTGATGATCTTCGTACATTAGTTACTAGAAAATCTTATCAATTTACTACATATCCAGAAGAGTATACAGTTACTCTGCCAAATGATTATATGTTTACTGTAGGAGAGACAGCTGTAATATTTAGTTACGATCATTGTTGGCCTGTGGGCCCAAGTGGTCAACCAAGAACTAAAAACACAGATGTGTTAGAAGCCACAGTAGAAAACATAGACAGACAAAGACAAAATACTTTGTCAGAATATAGATTACATGGTAGATCCGCCAGACCATTAAGATTATATGAAGGAAATGAAATTCATTTATATACAGACGGAAATTACAATATAAGAAATTATATTCTCACTTACTTGAGAACTCCTAAAAGGATTAGTCTTACTGATGCTCCATTTGATGAGTATACAGATATGCCAGCTGCAACTCATAATGAGATAGTTAAGTTAGCGGTAGAGTTGTATTTGGAAAATAAGGCTAATCCAAGATATCAATCGTATATGAACGAAGTTAGTACAATGGAATGATTATACGAAACAGTTTAGTTTGACGAGGAAATCTGAAACACGAAAGTAGAAGAACTAATCAAAATGTTAAGCTAGACGTCTAATTAAAGTTTAACAAAAATAAAAATAAAAATTATGCTTAATCATGTGAACACAGTACTTATTGGTACTGAAGCACCTGCATCTTATACAACAGCAGATGCATTGACAGAAGGTCAAATTGCATTATTTGATCAAAATAGAGCAATTGTAAAAGATGCAGCTGGTGCTAAAGCTGCTAGTTCATTGTATATCGGTGTTTGCGAAGGCAAAGAAGATGTTTACAATGAAGCAGGTACAAAATCAACTAAGTCAGTTATTCGCTTCTCAATGCCTATCATGAAAGGTTCTAAACCTCACATGGTATTTAGTGAATATGTAGCTGCAGCTGAAGATAAAATTGTAATCACAGCTACTAATGTTACTCCGGAAGTTGGTCATCGTTATGTATTACGTTTAGTGTACAATGACATCTATGAGGCACCTGGGCAATTTACTCATACTTATGAAGTAATTGCAAAGAGTACTAATGCAACTGATTTGGTTACAGCTTTCAAAAACAAAATCAACAAACACAAAGAAGCCAGAGTAGTAGCAACTAGTGATGCCGCTGTTCTTACATTGAATGCTAAGGAAATGCCGTACAACGAAGGTATTATGTTAGACTCAAATTATTCTCAGGTTTCTGTGGAAGCATTTATGTGTAAAACTATTCCTTCCGGTTTGTTGAGTAATGTAATGTATCCTATTGCTAATTTGACAATTGCTAAAACTCAAGGTACTCCTGGTAAAGGTAATCCGAAGATTGTTCGTGATCGTGAAAATGCGGCTCTTGGTTATAGAGGTATTACTCATCGTGCAAACGGTATCTATCCGTACATTGCTCCTGAATTGAAAGCTGATTTAAGTGCTACTTACGATACATTGTCTATCGAATGGGATAACAAATATCTTAGTGATGATAATCAATACATCAAAACAACTCCATTAGCTTGTGAATTGTATGTAAATGCTGGTAAACTTGAAGACTCTGCATTTATGACAGCTTTAAAAGCTTTTGTAGAAGTTGCTTAATCAAAAAATATAATTCAAACCAAAAAGGGGATTGGGAGTAATATCCCTTTCCCCTTTTATTTTATATACGATTGATATGGAAATGAATGAATCATTGTATTATGCAGAAATAAAACTGCTAACTACGTATTGCCACAACTGCCTAGATAACAAAATGAAGGATAAAATAATGATGTTTCTGTTTAAGAAAACACTTTATGATAATGCTACTACTTTGAATCTTGCAGAAGATGCAGAACAGTATTATAATGAAATGCTGAATTTACTTGATATGAGAACGTGTAATTGTACTATTGATGACTGTAAAAATTGTAAAGATGGATATTGCGAATTATGTAAATAAAGTTGGTAAATTGGTTAATCAGTCTACAAAGTACAATGCAAAATTGGATAGAGTTTCGATTACAAATCTAGTACTATTGTTGCATTTAGATAAATTAGCTAAATGGGCAGCTAATAATTTAAATGACGGAGAGTTTCCTATTACTCAGGACGACGTAGATAAAATTATAGGGTATCTTCATTGCTTAAAAAAACAAATGAATTTCTATCCAGAAAAAGATATTGATTCTGATTGTATATTAACTGAAGTAAAGGAACATATAATCCAAGAGTAATATGAATAAAAAGATATCACAATTTGAACTAACAACTAAACTGCAAGAGCAAGACCTCATTACCCTTGTACAAGATGGTAGTAATAAGAATATTACTAGTGGAAGTTTTACTACATCACTATCTGGTACGTTTGCTACTAATGAGAGAGTTGATGCCGTAGAAGAAGATGTTGAGATACTAGATACTAAAGTAGATGATAATTATAAGGATCTTAGTAATAAGATAATAGAAGGAGATACTAGTGTAACCACTAATCTTAATAGCACTATTACTAGTTACTATGATGTGTTAAATAATAAGATCATTACATTAGATACTAAGCATGACACCGATATGTCAGAGATTGGTGGTACTATGCAAGAGTGGATAGATGATATTGATAATAGATCTACATTACAACAATTACAGGATGCTCTCAATAGACTCACAGTAGCTGAGAATACTATTACAGCATTATCTGAACTTATTGCAAATGGGGGTGGTAGTGGATCTGCTCCGGGTTATCATACCCAAAGTACTGCTACAATATTTCCTTTATCTGGTTATTATAAAGGTAGTAGTGCTGCTCCATTAACTACTACAGATACACTAAATCAAGCATTATCTAAGCTTGAAAATCAAGTAGAGGCGGTATCTAGTAGTTCTGGTTCTTTACCTGTAATCAAGTATGGAGAAAGTACACCTCCTGCAGATAACTTCTTATATACTTCTTTAAAGACTGCAGAAGATTATTTAAATAAGCATGGGGATACTGCGGATGGTAAAATAACAATGTTACAAGGTTTACAAGCAGGAAACACATTTCGTTCTGGTTGGGATGGGGTTGGAGCTAGTTTATATCCATTAGGGTCTAAATGGAATATGGAATTAGACAATCTGTTTGTTAGAGGTAACATGACAATAAATGAACTTACGGTAAATGAGATTAAAGCCGTAGGTGGTGACATTCTAGTTACTGTAGCAGATATGAAATGTATCGAAGTAGAAGAATTAGCAGATTCTTATAAATGCTACTTTGATGATCAAGATGGTACTAAATATAATCAATTTATAGTTAACGACTTAGCAATATGCCAAAAATTTGATGGTAAAAATGTTAAGAGATATTGGCGTAAAGTAAATGCTACTGGTAGTAATTATATCTTGTTGTCTAAAGACGTATGCGAGCCAGGTAGTGGTAAACCAGAAGCAGATGATGAAATATTACAATTAGGCCATATGTACGAATCTGATCCAGACTACAATTTACAAATGGATGAGAGACGTAATGCAATTTTTATTAGTGCTAAAGGTGAGAATGCTCCTAGAATCTCTTACTATAAAAACATTGATACTTTCTCTCTAGCTGATGAGGATGGTGTAGTTCGTGAAAGAGTTGTAATTGGTGGTGATCAAACTAAATTTGTAGGTACAATTTATCAAACTTCTGACACAGGAATCGTTAGAGTACCTGTGTATAGAGGTAATTGGGTTTCTGGTAACACTTACTATTATTATGATCAAGTAAGTCATAAAGGTAGTTTGTGGATTTGTATGGACCCTAATGGTACTAAAGATGAACCAAATGAGAATGATGATCAATGGCAAAAGCAAGTTTCAAAAGGTGAAGATGGTAAGTCAGGAGACGACAAAGCTAAATGGGTAGAAATTGTAGGTGATAGGTTGTTCTTATTTGATACTCCGGATTTCTCAGGAACTCCTACTCCAAGAACTATTCATTTAACTGCGAATGTATATGGAATGGAAAATCCTACATACGAATGGAAAATGCTTAATGCAGAAGGAACCAAATTGTCTACACAAAGTTCTATAGACTTTCCATATACATCAATGCCTGCAGATTCTCGTACATTGAGTATTCGTTGTACTGTTACAAATTCTGATGGAACTACGTACTATGATGATACTCAATTAGCTAAATTATCAAATGGTGCAGAAGGTCTTGATGCATATTATATTGACTTAAGCAACGGTACTGTTGCAGTACCATTTGATGCAGATGGAGTTACACCATTAGTAGATCTGTCTACTATTACTACAGACGTTTATGCATATCATGGTATTAACCCAATTGCTATTAAAAGTATAACGTATTCTACTACTTCTGGTGGAGCTACTGTAAGTGTAACTGGATCTAAGGTAACTCTTACTTCAATAAGTCAGAAACAAGCTAGTATAGACTTAAATGTAACGTTAGAAGATGGAGTATCTATAGTTAAGACATGGTATGTTAATAAAGTAGCCAATGGTGAAAATGGTTTTAATGGAGAAGATGCAGCATATGTATATATGTCTGGAGAACAATTCTTTCACTATAAAACAGGTAAAACCGTTCCCGAAAACACTACAATCACTCTTACTGCAGATTCATTTAATATAATTAATCCATCTTATAAATGGTATTGGGCGATAGCGGGCACATATGATTGGCAATTATTAGCTAATGAAACAAATAGTACATTAGTAGTTAGTTATAATGGTATCTATTTTACTAGCACAAAAAAAGATGAAATTAGTTTTAAATGTGTAGTATCAGGAGCAGGAGCAGAGTTTTCAGATTTCATGACTATTAATAATGTTCGTGATGGTGAAAATGTATATAGAGGTATCCTTACAAATGAAAACACTGGCGTACCAGCAGATTCAGGTGGAGTAGTAACAGATTATTCTACAGCTACTACTACAGCTAGATTGAAATATGGTTCTCAAGATATTACTGATTTTAAACTTACTACTTCTTTACAAACTGGTACTGGTAGTGTAACTTATACCCAAAGTACACAAACAATTAAGTGTACATCATTGACTTCTGATTCTGCCATGTGGAGGGTAGATTTTATATCACCAGCAAGTGGTAACAAGGTAGTAGATAGTGTTGATTTTGTTGTCACTAAATCCAAGGCAGGAGTAAACGGTGACGTAGGTAATAGTCCTATACAAATATTCTGTAACACTTCAAATGCTAGTACTAAACCTAGTAGACCTACATTCACATATAGACCGTCTTCTGGTGGTGCAACATCTGGAGGTTATATGTGGTATCCAGATCCAAAGTATAGTTCATCTCAAACTACTTGGATTAGTTCAGGTAATTATGATCCAAATGCTAAACAAATGGCTTATGATGAAAGTATAGGAGGATATTGGACTGATCCGTTACCACATTCTGGTAAAGATGGTGAGAAAGGTGATAAAGGAGACAAAGGTGAGAAAGGAAATACTGGAGCACCTGGTTCAGATGGATGGAATGGTCCATCTTTAAGTTATCGTGGAACATATAGTTCTAGTAAGTATTATGCATGGACAGTTAATCCTGATGTAAGAGATGTTGTCAAATATGGTAGCGTCTATTATATGGTTGCTAATGGAAGAAGAGGTTTATCATCTTTTAAGAATGTAACCCCAGGAAGTAACACATCATATTGGTCTTCATTTGGTTCGTCTTTTGAATCTATAGCTACTGGGCTACTATTTGCAGAAAAAGCTACTATTGCGGGCATGGATTTTTATAATAATTGTATTGCAGCTAGTAGTGGTAGATTCTTCCTAGATGGTAGATATGAATCTGATATAAATAATGGTTGGCCAATTATGTCGTTTGGTAATAATGCCGTAAAGGATGGAGTACCTAGTAGTAGTGCAGCATTAAAGATATATGGCGGTGGTACGTTAACAGTAGGAGATGGTACAGTAACTGCAAATGCTGGTATTACTGGAGCTGGTACGGGATCTGATCAAGTTAGATTTTGGGCAGGTAAACCATTTGATGATGGTACAGCACAAGGAAATAGATTCTGGGCTCCTTTTAGAGTGTATCAAGATGGTAGACTTGTTGCAAATAGTGCAACGATTACAGGTAATATTTCTGCATCTACCGCTAATTTTACAGGAAATGTATCAGTAGGTTCATTAAGTGGATGGAACATTCCGGGTGTTAAAACTATTTGTCATTACGGTAGTAATTTAAGAGGAACAATTTATTCTCAAGGAGGATGTCAAGTTAGTTCTATAAGTAGAACTGGAACTGGAGAATATACAGTATATCACAATATCGGTCATACGAATTATGTAGTATTGTGGCAAGGACAAGCACGAACTAATTCTCCTTATTCAGATTCTACTGGATTTAGAGGAACTGTGGGAGTAACTTCTACATCTTCTAGTTCATTTAAAATAATTTGTGTGGATACAGATAATAATAGACATGACGTTGGTGATAAAGATGATGCAATTGATTTAGTAATTATCGGTTATGCTCAATAATATGGAAGAAAAAATATATTTACTTTGTTCAGGTGGAATGATAGAAGCTCCAGAGGATTGGTACAAAGGATTAAAAGAAAGTGAATTTGTAGATTCTTACGAAGGATTACTTCAAGGAGGTTACATGCACCCATCTAGTGAACAAATAGAATTTAATTTAGCCAATCCTAATCTAGATTTATATAATGCTTTTTATATGATTCCTAAAGACACAACTATAGTTAATGAAGAAATAAGAAAGCGTAGAGAGAATTTATATAACACTAGTACAGATAGATTGTATATGGCTTATGTAAAGTACAGAGAATTTGGAGAGGAAGAGAAAGCTGCAGCAGCATATCAAGAATGGAGAGAAGCAGTAGAAAAAATAAAACAAGATAATCCATACTCATTATAATATGATTAAGAATAATGTATATTATGAATGGTTTGCAAGTATAACCGTACCCAATCCAGATCAGGTTGGGTACTGGGTTGACTTGGGAGCAGATTCAAAAGGTAGAATAATTAAAGTTTACAATCGTGATATAGAAAAATGGATTGTACTCTTTGATGTAAGTAAAGATGACTATGTACCACCATTTATTGGTCCTAATGGCAACTGGTGGGTAGACAATAGAGATACTGGAGTAAAAGCTACTGCAGAGACTCCATATATAGGTGAGAATGATCATTGGTTTACTTATGATCCTATCAACAAAGTATATGTAGATACAGGTATAGAAGCTCGTGGTCTTAGTGCTTATGATATTGCAGTTAAATTAGGTTTCAAAGGTAGTGAACAAGATTGGATTGATAGCTTAAGTAAAGCATCTGAAGATGCTGCTGTTGCTGCACTAGAAGCAGCTAACAAAGCAAATGAAGCTGCAGATAAAGCTAACCAAGCTGTAGAAGAAATTGAAGGTATAGTTGACGATGCAATAGCTGCTACTGATAAAGCTGAAGAGATTGCTAGTAATCCACCAAAGATCGTAGATAACGATTGGTGGATCTATAACTACGACACTAAACAATATGTTAATACTGGTATAGCTGCTATTGGTGATGCTTTTACTTATAAAAAGGAATATCCTTCAGTTGAAGCAATGGAAGCTGATTGGGGTACTGCAGATGTAAAGTTAGGTGAGTATGTACTTATTAATACTAATGATGTAGAAGATCCTGATGATGCTAAGGTTTACTTAAAGACTCAAGAAGGTTGGAAGTTCATTGTTGACTTATCTGGTATGCAAGGTATTCAAGGTTGGTCAGCATATGAAGTTGCAGTAAAACATGGTTTTGTAGGTACTGAAGAGGAATGGGTTCAATCATTAAAACAACCTGCATTAGATGCAGCAGCAAAAGCATTAGAAGCTAAAGCACAAGTAGAAGCTACTGAACAAGCTGTTAAGGAAGCAGAAGCATTACGTGTTACTGCGGAACAAGGTAGAGTTAATGCTGAGAATACCAGAGTAAGCAATGAAAATACACGTATCTCTAATGAAGATAGTAGGAAAGCAGAAGAGTCTAAAAGAGTAACTGCTGAGAATGCTCGTATTGCTGCTGAGACCTCTAGAAAAGAAGCAGAGTCTAGTAGGGTTAATGCGGAATCAGATCGTGTAACAGCTGAAGGTGCAAGAGTAGCAGCAGAGCAATTAAGGGCAAATTCTGAAAGTGAACGTAACACTAAAGAAAAAGAACGTATAGCTAATGAAGCAATTAGAGTTGCATCTGAAAGTGAAAGAGTGACTGCTGAAACTTCTAGAAAAGAGGAAGAAGCTAAGCGTGTAGAAGCAGAAACAGCTCGTGATACAGCAGAACAGGAAAGGATATCAAATGAAGCCACTAGACAGGCAAATGAGGCTGTTAGAGAGACTCAAGAGGCTGCAAGGGAAAAGAATACAGCTGACGCTATAACTGCCGTAAATGAGGCTAAAACAGCTGCACAACAAGCTACTACAAATGCTACCACTGCTGCTAACAATGCTAATACTCAAGCAGCAAGAGCTAAAGAATACGCAGACAATCCACCCAAAGTAGGAGACGATGGATATTGGTATCTTTGGGATGAAGTCAATGATGTGTATGTAAACACAGGTTGGCCATCTTCAGGTATTCTCTTGAAAGGTAGTCTTAATAGTCCAGAAGATTTAAATGACATTGTAGACCCACAGCTTAGTGATTCTTATATTGTTGGTACAGACTTATACTTTTGGAATGGTACAGAATGGGTTAACATGGGTAGATTCCAAGGGCCTCAAGGAGAACCCGGTAAAGATGCTGAACTTAGTAAAGCAGCTATTGAAGCTGTATTAGTAGGTGAAGTAACTACTCATACTCATGATACTAGGTACTATACTAAGGATCAAACTGATGCTAACATAAAAGTAGTAGCAGATGACCTTGCTAACAATTACTATAATAAATCCCAAGTAGATAGTAAATTTACTTCTGTATATATTTTCAAAGGATCTGTAGACACTGTTGAAGATCTTCCTATTGAAGGTAATGTAATTGGTGATGTGTGGAATGTTCGTAAGAATGACACTAACTACGCATGGACAAGTGAAGGTTGGGATGCATTAGGTGGTACTGCTGAATTAGCATCATTGACAGCTAATGGTTTGATGTCCAAGGAAGACTTTGCAAAGTTACAAGGTATTGAAGCAGGTGCACAAGTTAATAAGATTGAGACTATTACTAAAAGAGTAGAACTCAATGTTGTTAATAAGAATGTAACTATTCCAGAGGATGTTGCAATTGGTCCAAATGAACCTACTAATGAAGAAATAATCTGGATGGATACTGATGAAGATTACGACTTTACATTTGATGGTTATAGTCAAGCACAAGCAGATGAATTATTTGTAAAGAAGGAAGCAGGTAAAGGTTTATCTACTAACGACTATAGTAATGCTGACAAAAATAAAGTAGATAATCTTAATAGTTATGTAACTAGTGGTAGTTTTACACAAGATGCAAATAATGCTGCTATTACATTGAATATTAAAGATCCTGTTACAGATAACAATTCCAATCAAGTACTTACTATTAACAAAGCCACTACTACTACTGCGGGTGTAATGTCTGCTGCTGATAAGACTAAACTTGATGCTTCATTAACTGCTTCTGATAATATTGCAACTGCTACTAAATTAGCCACTGCTAGAACTATATGGGGGCAAGCGTTTGATGGCAGTGCAAACGTTAGTGGAGATATGACCGGAGTTGGCAATGTTGCAATGTCTGGTGTGTTGAATTTTGACAATAATAAGGGTATAACAGTTAAAGATACCAGAGGTGAAAATTTAGGTGTTTTGAATTTTAATACAACAAATGATCTCCATTTTGGATATTACACTGCAAATAAAGGTTATAATACATATATTGCTGGTAATAATGTTATTGTTCGTACTGTTGGACTACCTGAAAGAGTAAGAATAACAACTGATGGTAAAGTAGGTATAGGTACTTCTGCTCCAGATAGTGATCTACATGTATCTGGTAATGGATATAATTTAAAATTAAATTGTACAACGGATTCTACAAAAGATTCAACTTTTATATGGGGATCAAGTTCAAATAAAAATACAGCATGGAGAATCGTTGACAATCCTACCAGTGGGTTATGGTTACAGTATGGTGTTTCAGGTGCAGACACCCATAACATGACAATAAGCGGTATGAATGCCACCAATCTAAATTCACTCGAAGTAAAAGCAAAGAATTTAACTGTAAATGGTAGTAAAGTATGGCATGCTGGTAATGATGGTTTAGGTAGTGGGCTAGAAGCTGATACTTTAGATGGATACCGTGCAGGGTTTGAAAACAGTAATGTAGCATTATATGCTAACTTTCCGAACTGGGGCACTTTGATTACAGATGGTTTACTAAGAGAAGATTATGCTACTGCCGGTCATCCTACTGTTGACTTCTTACAAGCAATATGTAAGTGGACCATTAGAAATTATAAAGATAAATCTGGTATTACTATTCAAGGAAGAATAAGTCCTAATAGTCAAGGCTGGTGTGTAATATCGTTGTATAGTAATAATGGATTTGATGAAACAACATTATTACCAAAATACTGTAGTGCACAATATAATGCATTAAGTGGGGAATCATATTTATTTGGTACATACAATGCAGTTTGGTATTGTAATCAAATTGTAACCAATAACAATCTAGAAGATACTCTAGCATATTGGTACGAAAATAATGAAACCGCTTCATCTACTACATGTGCAACAGGTGGTAATAGAAATGTAATTGAATCATTAAGAAGTAAGTTTAAGAGATGTATTGCTAAACCATATGGAGATGATGCTGCATTAATTAGTTATTGTAATGAAGAAAATAGTGCTAATTGGCCCGATGGCTCTGCTATTGATATTGACCTTTCTAGAAAAGAAAATAGAATGGTGTATTTCCCAAAATACTATCATAAAACTGTTGAAAGATCACCTGGCATTTGGAGAACTTATATTTCTGAACAACAAATTGATAGTGATTATATTGAAGAACCTGAAATGTTGTTAAGTACTTTTGAGGCTTATACTAATACTGATGGAACTTTAATGTCTGTATGGGGTGTAGCGTCTACTGCTTCACAAACAATGGCTACATTTGTATCTCAAGCTAAGTCAAATGGTCCTTTATGGAGTATTGGAGATTATAGATCTCATGCTACTATAGCTAGAATGTTTTGTGCTTACTATAAGACCACTAACATCAGTACTTCTAATTCAGCAATACCTTGTTCTGGTGGAACCAAAAGATATAATTATGGAATTACTGGAGCAACTATTACATTGGGTAATAGAGATGGTAAAAAGGCTACTACAAATGATACATCATACTATTCAACTAACTTCCTAGGACTTGAAGACTGCTATTACAGTAAGTGGGAGTTTGTACAAGGAATAAACATTTTGAAAGGTAAATACGTTGTATATGACGGAGGTTCATTCCCAGATAAGGATGTAGCAGAGCTTGAAGCAGCAGGTGCTACTAATATCAGAGTTGTAGGGTATGAACCTAATCCAGCTGCAACTGATGGATATAATGGATGGACTAAAGCCATAGCTCAAGGTAAATATGGTGATGTAGTTCCTACAGCACATGGTGGATCTGAAACTACTTACTATTCCGATTATAGCTGGTTTAATCCAACAGCAAATAGAATCTTCCTACGGTCGGGTGGTTCGGGTAATGGTTCTCAATGCGGGGTCTTCATGGCTACTGCTAGGCATGCGTCCTCGGATTCGTGGGCGGCTATCGGTGCAAGATTAGCCTTTTACGGTAAGATCGTTGTAGTTGATTCAGATACATTTAAGAAAATGCAGGCATAGTCCTGAGTAATATAGATAATTAAATATTAATAACAAGGGCGGGATCTAAAAGAATTACTATGAGATGACTTTATAGTAAGACTGCTGTCACATTATTTCATACTTGAAAAAACAGTCAGGTAATTCAGATAATGGTTCTCAATGCAGAGTCTTCATAGCTAATGCTAATAATGCATCCTCGAATTCATAGACGAATATCAGTGAAATTTTGGAACTAACAGATACTTTCAGATAATTACAAAAATGTTTGTTGAACTTAGATCAGCCTTACCTCTAGGTAAAAGATAACAGGTGCTTTGAAGAGACCCTAGTAGTATTGGGCGAACGGGTCTTACCACCAAAATAGCTTATGAAAAGAATAGGCAATTTATTTAATAGGATAATATCATATGAAAATCTGGTCCGGGCCGAGAAAAAGGCAAGATTAGGTAAAACTAAAAGATACGGCGTTAAGAAATTTGACAGGAATCCATATGAAAATCTGGTCCGGTTACAAAAGGCATTAATTGAAGATACTTATCGTACTTCGGAACATTGCGTATATACAATCATCGCCGATCGTGGTAATAAAGAAAGAGAGATATATAGGCTACCGTATTATCCAGACAGAATAGTCCATCATGCTATAATGAATGTTATAGAACCTTACCTTGTTAGTAGATTTACTGCAGATACCTTCAACTGTTTAAAAGGAAGAGGTATTCATTATGGAGTAAAGAGATTGAAAAGAGATTTAAAAGCTGATAAAGAAGGCACAAAATATTGTTTAAAATTAGATATTAAAAAGTTCTTTCCTTCTATAGATCAAGATGTGTTATACTCACAGTTTGAAAAGGTATTTAAGGATAAGAAACTATTAAGATTATTACATCATGTAGTTTATTCTACACCAAAAGGTTTACCAATTGGAAATTATATATCTCAATTTGCAGCAAATTTGAATTTGGCTTGGTTCGATAGGTGGATTAAACAAGTATTAAAAATAAAATATTATTACAGATATTGTGATGATATTGTTATATTACACCCAGATAAAGATTACTTAAGGTATTGCTTACAAGAGATTGAAAAATATCTAGCTGATAACTTGAAATTAAAAGTAAAACGTAATTGGCAGATATTTCCTGTAGAAGCAAGAGGTATAGATTTTATTGGTTATGTATTTTACCATGATCATACTTTACTCAGGAAAGACACCAAAAAGAAGTTTATTCACAAATTAAGTTATAAAAGTAAGAATAAGAGGCTAGCAGCAATGGCAGCTTATTGGGGATGGTGTAAATATGGAAACTGTCATAATTTATGGTATCGCTTTACAAGATCTTATAATTTTAAAGATTATAGACAAAAATTATTAAGTGATGATGGAATTAAAGAAAGTACAGGGTGATAATATTCCTAAAGTAATAGAATACCTAGGAATGAATGAATGGGCTGTTAGATGGGATATTGAAGAAATTAATTCTGAAGATATACATGGTTATGCTTACTATGAATTAAAATTCAATGAAGAACCAACTTATGATTCTTTCGTAAGTAAGGTTATCAGAACTAGATATAGTGTAGATGAGGAAGCAGCATTAAAATCTAATATGGTTGAACAATTGCTTAGTGGCAGTCAACCTATTACCAGATATGATGAATGGCAATCTTTTCAAACACTTAGAACAGAAGCTAAAACAATTGGCAAACAAATATTTAATATTTAATTATGGTAATTAAAGTAAAATATAATGGGGAATGGGTTAAAATACCATACTTAAGTAGTGATCATGGTCGGGAACTAGTAGAAGAAGCACCTAAAGATGGTAAGCAATATGCTAGGCAGAATGGAGTATGGTCTGTAGTAAATATACCAGAAGTTGATTTTACTGATGTATATAATGCTATTGATACTAAAGTTGATAAAGTAGAAGGTAAGGGGTTAAGTACTAATGACTATGTTACTGCAGATAAAACCAAAGTTACAAACATCAATGAAGTAATTGAAGCTGCTGCTAAGAATATTACAGCAACAGGTATCTCTATTACTCTGGATAAAAGGAACTTAGTAACTAATGTAGTAGAAGATATAGAATTGAATATTCCTGCATCTACTACAGCTTTAGCTGGTTTGATGTTACCTGCTGATAAAATAAAATTGAATGGTATTGCTGCTGGTGCCGAAGTAAATGTTAATGCCGATTGGAATGCTACAGAAGGAGATGCATTGATATTGAATAAACCAACATTGGCTACTGTAGCTACATCTGGTAGTTACAATGATCTTACTGAAAAACCTACTATACCTACTGTAGATGTTAATAAGGAATATGTAGATACTCAATTGGCTACTAAATCTGACTTACCAGATTATACAGTATTTGACATTGTTATGGAGATATCATCAAGTGGCAACCTATCTATATCTCAGGAAAATTATAATAAATTATTAGAGAAACTTCCAAGCAACGCTGTTAATATATTTCCAGTCAGAGATAATGGAGTGTATATATCAAGTCTTTTTGGTGGATATAATGTTAATGATGATAATTCTATTTGGTTTTATATAGAACAAGATGCGGGAATATTGCAGAATTCTTCTACACAAATCTCTATATATCAAGATTTATCTGTAAATGTAAATGCTGGTATGAATTATTTAATGCCAGTAAGTGATGGGATTGATGTATATACAAATCTAATAAGTGGTCTTTCTGAGAATAATACTAAGCAGTTAACAATACGTACTACAGGTGATGGAACTAAATCTTTAATGGATGATGGTAAATATCGTAAACTACCAGTATATGGGAAGAATTTATTGCTTGGATCTAGTACAGAGGTAAGTAATTCCAAGTATGAGATGGCTGATTATTGGCTAACTGAACAGATATCTAAAGGAACACAAGTAACATTGACTATTTTTGGAGAGTTGGGTGATGATAAGGAAATGTTCACTATATATAACTCTACTGATGCAGTAGGTTCTATGGCTCAGTTCAGTAAGACTGACTTTGTAAATGGGAAGGCCAGTAAGACTTTTAAATGGATTACTAATATCGGAGATGCAGTAGCTGATAACACACATATGGTTGTATTTAGTTCTCCTAAAACTGGCACATCAACTTCCACCATCCATAAGATTAAACTTGAATATGGTGACATTTCGACCGAGTGGTCTCCAGCTTGGGAAGATATACCAGATCTAGAAGAAAGATATGCATATGGTGTTGAGTGGGATACTGCATCATCTAATCCTGATGGGGTTAGAGTAGGTAATATGCAATTGCATAGGGAATTACCTATCCAGAGTAAGATGAGAAGGTATTTGTTGGATAGAGATGGTGGAGTTAAAGAATATTTGGATAATGAGCTTTCATGGGGTGGAAGCTATTTGGATTATGCCGTTATGACAGAGATGCCTGAACATTGGTATAAATTGTATTTTAATGGCACTAAATTTAGGATGATGTTGTCCGAAATTCCATTACCTGGGTATAAACATGTAGATAAGTTCTATATCTCAACATATGAAGCCAGAATGTATAGAACCGATAACTTATTATGTTCGGCGGCTGGAGCTAGTAAATTAAGTGATCCTAATTCAATTAATTTTAGAGGTGGTGACAACACCGCTGAATGGGATGATACCTATCGTTCTCTGCTGGGTCTCCCTGTCACCAACCTTACCCGAGACCAATTCCGGCAAGCTGCCAGAAAGAGAGGTAGTGGTTGGGAAATGTATACATATGGAGCACATAAGACTCTATTCTGGTTATTTGCAGTAGAATATGCTACATTAAATAGTCAAAAACCATTTAACGCTCAAAAAGATGCTAATGGATTTTCACAAGGTGGTCTTGGAGAGGGTGCATCACAAATGACAGATTGGCTAAATTTCAATAATGCAAACCCCCTTATACCATGCGGCTATACCAACGAGTTCGGGAACGGCTCTGGAGAGAAGGCATATGTGGTGAAGAACGCTTCCGACGGTACTCACGCCACGTTGATGGCTAACAGGTATCGTGGTATAGAGAATCCGTTCGGCCATATATGGAAATATACTGACGGGGCCAATATACAGGTCACCACGGGCGATGCCGGATTATCCGTATTATGGACTACCGATGACCCGTCGAATTTCAGCGACACCTCTTACACCGGTTATGACAAGAAAGGCAATATCTACCGTACAAACGGTTATGCCAAGAAGATGTTGCTTGGGGAAGATGGCGATATAGTGGCCACGGAGGTCGGAGGTAGCTCCTCTACCTACTGGTGCGACTACTACTACGCCTACACATCGGCTAACCGCATGCAGGTGGTGCTGTTCGGCGGTAACGGGGACGGCGGGTCGATTGCGGGCCTCGCTTGTGCGGGTTCGAATGGCGCCCCCTCGACTGCGGCTGCGAGCGTCGGTTCACGCCTTTGCTTTTTCCCAAAATATAAATCAACTGAAATAACTACAACTACAGAATAATATGAATAGAACATATAGTGATAAAATACCCAGTACAATAGAAAGAGATAGTAATGGTTACTATTTATATAGATGGGATATACAAACGGAACAAAGAGATGAATATATTGGTTATTCTTATTATGAAGTGATTGTATGGCCTACATTAACTGCTAATAAGATATTAGAAACATGTATTAATGAATTATGGGGTACAGATGTTGAAGCAAAGAAATTGAATGACTACAATGCTGCCTTATTGGGAATATTAGATGAAAGTTATATAGACATATATAAAGATTTCCTACAAAAGAGAAAGCAATTAAAAGAGCAAGTAGATTCAGATTTTGTTGCTTATGAACAAATGCAAGATGATCAAATAGTGAACAAATAACCGCTATTACTTAGGGTAGTGTCAATTTATAAATAAAGAACTTTTAAACCTTATTGACGTTTACTAAATAAACTGTCAAAAGATATCAGAACGCTAGCTAATCTTGTATTGGTTAGCGTTTTGTTTTTCAATCATCCTCTTTCAAATTATTGTAATGTTACAAAGACTAAATAATATTATATTAACGGCTCAAAGTGTAGCTACAGTGAATTACTTTAAAGAATTAGTTAATGACGGACCGATTAAATTTGTTGCCTGTTTACTATCTGGTGCAATGGGTTGGTTATCTACATTCTTTGCTCCAATATGGACAGTAATTGTTGTAGTGTGTGTATTTATACTTATAGATGCAATTCTTGGCACCAAAGTATCAATTACTCATGGTGGTAAGTTTGAATCTAGAAGATTATGGTCTACTTTAAAGAAATTCGGAAACTGTGCAATGATAATTTCTTGTTGCCATCTTATGGACACAGAAATAGTAAAGTCAATTGACATGCATTTAGTAGAAGCATTTTCTGGTATTGTTTGTGGAGTTGAGTTGTGGTCAATGATCGAAAATCTCCAAGCAATTGATCCTACTGGACCATGGAAGATCTTCAGTAAGTTCATACGTAGCAAAGGAGAAAAGTATTTGGATATTACAATAGAAAAAGATGATTTACCAAAGATAAAGAAACTTGTAAAAAAGATAAAATGATATTTTCCAAAGTAAAGATAGCTATTGCTGTTATTTTTAGTTTACTATTGTTTAATAATGTCAGACTTGCTAAGAAAGTAAATGACTTAGATAAACAAGTAGGGATTGCAATGAATAATGCTCAAGTATGGGAAAATATTGCAAATCAAAATAGAAATGAAGCAAGGTTATTGGAATTGACAGTAAATGATTTTAAAAATTCTAACGATAGTCTAATAAAGGTCGCCAGGGATCAACAGAAGAAGCTAAAGATCAAAGATAAGCAACTACGTCAAGTAGCATCCACTGAGACCGTGATTAGAGATACCACAGTAAGAATAATCCCTTCAAAAGAAAAGGATTTCTGTGTAGAGCTAAAACCAAATCAATTGACAACCATCACGGTGGCTAGAAAAGATAGCGTGTTCACACATACTATGGAAATACTAAATCATCAAGATTTATTTGTATATGAAGATAAAGTCTATAGAAGACGTTATAAGAATTGGTTTCAAAGATTAATTCACTTCGATTTTAAAAAAGATAAAATAAGTAAATATCAAATTATAAACTCTAATGATTTAATTCAAGTATTAGATACTAGAGTAATACATATATCAGAATAATTGCAATACATTTCAATTTAGTGTTAATCAATAAATAAATTGAAACTATGCATTTGAACAAAATATTAGAACAAATTAAACGCCATCAATCCCCTACAGAAGCTATAGATAAGTTGGCAACAGCTTTAGAGAAGCATGAAGGTAGCCTGTTGGAGAAAGGCTTCACTATTTTAAAGTCAGAATTGGCTGCAAATATGTATGAAGCTATAAATGGCCCTCATTTTGATGAGGAACATGCTCGATACGCTGTAGAGGGTATGGAAAATGAGGATGGTACAAAAGGTCCTCACTGGACGGTTGAAGAGACAACGTCCGTTGCCAATCAAATGGGCATAAACTTAAAATCAGAGAAACATAATAAGTGGGACTGGTTTGTTGCTATGAATATGATATATTCAGACTTTTATAAAGCAGTAGTAGCAATGACTGGTAGCGCAAATACCAAATATTTCGCAGAATTAGCTAAAGCTTGGCTTTGTGACAAAGACATTTCAGAAGGCAAGATGTGGCACTACTATGTGTACATTATGTGTGACGACGAAGAAAACGATTATAAAGCATACGAACGTATGCACAGAGATCGTGAAGAAGAATATGGTCGTTATGCAAGACGTTCTGGTAGAATGGAATACGCAAATAAAGAAAACGATTACCGATATCCTTACTCTAAATATTATGACGAGTATGAAAGACCTGGTCGTAATAGATATTATGAGTTAGATTATGATCGTGAAGATCGTGAAAAAGAAATGCGTGACCGTGATAAAGAATCCAGAGATAGACGTAACACATCTGTTAGATATTTCTAATTATCAAATTATATATAAATCAATTAAATTATAAATCATTATGTTAGAAAACGAAAGAATTATTGTACAAGACCGTGGTGGTATTGATGCTGGTATCGCTGCGTTAATGCAGAATGCTAATAAAGGTTTTGACCCCGCTGCTTTAATGGCCATGATGAACAATGGTAATGGCATGTTCGGTGGTAACGGTGGTTGGTGGTGGATCTTCATCATCGTGCTCTTCTGGATGTGGGGCGGATGGGGTGGAAACGGCTTCGGTCGTGGAAACCAAGCAGAAACAAATTCGGATTTCGCTCGTTTAGCTGCTATGGGTAATCAAAACAACAATACAGACTTATTGATGCAAGCAATCAATGGTAATAAAGATGCAATCAATACATTATCTACTAATCTGAACTGCGACGTTAAGTCAATTGACAACGCTTTGTGTTCTATCCAGAATGCAATTGGTAAAGTTGGCGGTGAAGTAGGTTTCTCTGCAGAAAGAGTAATTAATGCAGTTAACGCAGGTGACTGCAATGTTATCAAAGCTATTAGTGACTGTTGCTGCACAACTCAACGTTCAATTGATTCAGTTAATTTGAATCTGACTCAGATGAATGCTGATAACAGATTGTCTATCTGTCAGCAAACTAATACTTTGCAGAACGCTATTACTTCAGGTTTCAATACCTTGTCTAGTGAAAATGCTACAAGATTCAACATTCTTGGTGCTAAGATAGATGCTCAGACTCAAATGATAAATGACAAGTTCTGTCAATTAGAGATGAGAGAAATGCAGAATAAGATCGACACATTACGTGACGAAAAGAATGCATTGCAATCTTCTGCATTGCTACAACAACAGACTTCTAATATCGTTAGTCAAATTAGACCTTGTCCGGTTCCTGCTTACTTAACATGTAATCCTTATGGATGCAATGGTGGGTTGAATGGATACGGTTATGGTTATCCTTATGGATACGGCGATAGCTGTTGCGCTTAATAAGAAAGGAGGCGATTATGTATCCTTTCGTATTTAATCCATTTGGTAGAAATAACACCGTAAATATTTTAGATCTAGTAATACCTAAAGTAAAAACTATAGCAATAGGTGAATCCACTGAAAATGTAGTATTAGGTATCTGCCCTAAAGTATGGTGTAGATTACCCAAAGAAGGTGTAATTGTTTTGGAAGTTAGACACACAGCAGAAGCTTCAGGAGCTAGTCTACCTGTATTTATCTCGGTTTCTGGTTCTGTAAGTACTGCTTCAAATACTCGCAATATACCTTTAGTAAATGCTTCAAGTGAGCCAATTACTGGTTCACAAGTTAGTGCTGGGAACAGATACATCGCATATTTTAATAAATGTGACAATGTAATACAGTTGATGAATTATACTCCTGCACCAGCTGCCTAAATATTAATCAAGATATATGGGCAGCTATGAGAGTTGCCCATATTCTTTAAACTTATAAAGATATGACATTCTCTCAGTTAACGTCGGGTACCAGAATACACGTACTCGAGATAACAGGTACTTTTAAAAAGAACACAACGTACAGTTTAGGAACGGTAGTCAGTGTATCAAAACCCTATGACGAACCAGTGCCACCGACACAATTTCCGATGCCTATGCAAAATAGACGTAAGCTCGTGGATCTAGTGATTTCGTGTGATGGTGAACAAAGAAAACTGTCAGTATCTGAAGATAAAACAATGATGACCGATTCATCCATTGGTCTTACTATAGCCACAGAAAAATCACAAATTGTTAACATGGTTAGACAGTCTCTAGAAGATTGCAGAATCAAGAAGGAGAGCCTGAGTAAGATTGATGAGGAAATGCGGAGATGTGAAGACATCTTAAAAATACTTAATATAAATTCGGACATAACAACCAATGTGACAAAAGATTTCAAAGAACTTGATGACTTAAAAGCTGAAGTGAAAGAGCTTAAACAACTTTTACAAAACGTATCTGCTGTTCGTCCGGAAGTAATAAAGAACACTCCACCCAATTCTGCTGAAGATAAAAAGGTAGAACCAGAGGGAGAAATAAAAAAAGAAATCTAAAAACACAAAGGTTGGCTATTTAGTCAACCTTTTTTATTTTAAATAATATGAGCACATTATACAATAACAAATATGATATCCTAGCTAGTACAATTCAACCTAACCCTGCTTCTGTTAAATATTGGGCAGATTTATCATCTAATCCAAACGGTGGGGATTTGAAATACTTTGATGGTACTAAATGGGTTTTAGTTAATAATAAAGCTACTGAGGACATTAGTGTTTTAAAACAAGATGTTGAGACTCTTAAAGAATCCAAAGTAGACAAAGTGAATGGCAAACAATTATCTACTGAAGATTTTACGACAGCTGAAAAATCTAAGCTTGCAGGTCTATCTAATTATAATGACGATGAAGTAAGAGAGCTAATTTCAGCTTTAGCACTTAGAGTAGGATCTCTAGAAGAAAGAGTTGCTGCATTAGAAACACCGGCTGCATAAAATGGAATTAAAATTAAATAGAATCTTTCTAGGTAGCTCTGCAACTATTGGAGAACTGTGGGTAAACGATACACATTTGTGTGATACTCTTGAAGATAGAGTAAGACCAGAAGGAGAAAAGATTTATGGTAAAACTGCAATACCTGAAGGTACATACGAAACGGTATTATCGTATTCACCAAGGTTTAAGAAAATATTGCCGGAAATCCTTAACGTACCTAATTTCACTGGCATACGCATTCATTGTGGCAATTCATCTGCCGATTCCAGTGGATGTATTCTTGTAGGTACGTGGGATGGTGAGAAAGAAGACTGGATAAGTGATTCTAAAATAGCTTTTAATGAACTTATGTCCTTACTCCAGAAAGCTGCAGACAACAAAGAAAAGGTAGCAATAACAATTAATAACTCGTGGAAATGACATTTAATTCACTAAATGCAATTATAGATGACATTTATAACATCTTAAGAGATAATAATGTATCAGAAAGTGAAAATCTAAGTCGTATACAAGTAGAGCAATGGATTCATCAATACAGAGCATACTTGATCAAACAAGATCTAGATAAAGGCAGAGACATAAATGAATCGTATGTTCAAACAATAGGACCATTACATATTTCTAAAGTACGTAATTGCCCTACAGATGGATACAATTATAAATCTGATGAAGAACTACCAAAGTTTATAGATTTACATTTTGGATCTGGATTGATTTGTGTAAAAGACTTAGATGGTAATTTGATTCAAGTTGGAACTGAAACCAAAGCAAAGTATCAAATTAATAGAAAATATACATGCAATGATTATATTGCATATCTTAAAGGAAATCATTTGTACATAATGGGACCAGAACATCTAGAGTATGTTAGAATAGATGGTATACTAGAGGACCCAACGTCAATTGGTGAATGTTTTGATAGGGATGATACACCATATCCTGTTCCTGCAAACATGATACCTACGATTAAAGACATGATCTTTAGTAAAGAATTAAATTTGATGTTACAAATGCCAAATGATACTACTAACAATAGTACAAATGATGTAAAAGTTCAATAATGGAGACGAAAGCTTATACGGGACACAACTTCTATGACTCGTATTCTAAATATGTGGAAGATAATCCACTATATCAAGTTGAATATAGAGTATTTAGAGACATAATAAACGATTACTTTAAATATCTTAGAGATGAGTTAATAGAAAACGGAAAAGAGGTTAAGTTACCTTGTAGAATGGGAACCATTCAAATAGTAAAACACAAACCTAAAGAGTATACTGGGAAGAGTCTTCGAATTGATTATGCTGAGAGTAAGAAAGCTGGTAAAATTATTTATCATTTAAATGAACATTCTAACTTCTATAAATATAGAATATATTGGAATAAACAGAATATGATAACCCCAAATAAAACTAAATATCAATTAGTAATGACGAGGGATAATAAAAGGCATCTTGCTCAGATTATCAAAAATCATATTAGAGATTATAGAGAATTATGATTACAAAATTAACTTCAATTAAAACGGTAATTGCTAAGATAATTGCTGATCTAGATTTGAAAGAAGACGACATCCGTATATCAGATGTACGAAGTTGGTGTGGAGAAGCAATTGAAAAGATTGGCGCTGTTACACAGTTTATTCCAAAAGTATCTGGTCAAGATGGTACTCCAATTACAAAACTGTGTGGACATCAAGCATCGTTACCATGTGATCTTCATCAATTACATCAAGTTGCATATTCTTTCAATTGTGATGGACCTTGGTTTCCTATGAGGAAAGCTACAGGTTCATTTGCTGTTTGGGGACATGACAAATGTTGTTGCAATTGTGGTTGTTATGATGAACTTGGCCACAAAAAGGAATGCCGTCATAATAATTGCTGTGAACATTGTGACCCAAATATGATTGTACAAGAGGATACAATGGTTAACTTGGTAGTGGATATGATTGGTAACATAGATAAAACAGAGGCTTTAGAATTACTAAATACCAATCAAAATCTACGTACAATTATTTCAAATCTTATAAACGAACGTACACATAACGATGGGTTCAATACAGCAAATCCTAGTGGTGGATTGCAATATAGTATCAAACCTGGGTTTATAATGTGTAATGTTCCGTCAGGTTACTTAAAATTATCATACAGTGCGATACCTACCGATGAAGATGGATACGCTTTAATACCAGATTTAACTTCTTATACTGAGGCTATATACTGGTATGTTACAATGAAACTGAAGTATCCTGAGTATTTGAATGGTAAGTTAAATCGAGAAGTGTACTACGATATTAGAAGATCTTGGAATTTTTATAGAAACCAAGCATATGCTGAGGCATTGATGCCAAATGAAGATGGTATGGAGTCTATTAAAAATAATTGGAATAAAATCGTTCCAGAATTTAGAGATCATAATACTTTTTATTCACATACTGGGGAAAGACAAATAATTTATAACGCAAATGAACGCTACTAGACAAACAAATACATTTTCTGGGGGTCTTAGTATGGACGTAGATTATTCCGTATTGAAAGATAACCAGTATATATATGCAGAGAACATTCGTATACTAACGAATGAAGGATCTTCTTTTGCAGCAATGCAAAATATAGAAGGATTTTTAGCGTGTAGACCTTCTTCAAATTTGTCTGGTGAAACTATCATACATGTTACCACAGTAAGAGATTGGGCGATTGTTTTTACTAAAATTAATGGTACTAGCAATAATAATGTCTATAGAATTGATTTTTCTAGATCACAGGAAGAACCAATTGTAACAAAAGTGGTAACTAATAGGCCTTTAGATATAGAAGTATCATCTAGCAACGTGGCTGCAATTAGTAGTGTATGTAGATGGGAAGCAAGTAATAATGTAAAAGTATATTGGGCAGATGGTCATTCACAAATTAAAGTAATCAATGTGGATGATGATCACATATCTAGTAATTCATCTATTACTTCGGATACTATAGTAATGCTACCAAAGGCTACATTACCCCCATTTGAATTTAATGGATTTGGAACAGGTAGTTTAGAATCTGGAATGATACAGTACTGTTATCAATTGTTTAAAGTAAGAGGTACAGAGTCTGCAATATCTCCACTTACCCCTCTTTATCATTTGAGTGATGGAGATCAAAAAACTAATTACAATGCTGTAAAAGGAAGTTCTAAAGGACAAAATACTGGTAAGTCCATAAAGTTACAAGTAAGAAACAATAGCACTGGATTTGATAGACTTAGAATAATCTCCTTATTCTATAAGGCAAAGAATGAAGTACCTGTAATATCCATAGTAGATGATATAACTATAGGCAGTGGCTCTGTAATAAACTATGAAGATAAAGGTGGTAGTTTAGTATCAGAACTAAGCATTGATGAATTTAATTCATTAGCTAATTATACGTTTACACCTGAAGTAATAGAATCTAAGGATAATAGGTTATTTGCCGCTAATCTTACTGAGGAAACGTGGGATGTAGAATATGATGCCAGAGCGTTTAGGGCTAATTCATCTGGTAATGTACTATTACTATCTAATTCTGGTGCTTCATTAAATTTTGCTTTATCTGCGTTAACCACTACAAATATACCAAAGGATCATGATTGTATATGCCCATTTAATGTTGATGGTAGTGCTTATAAATACACTACTTCTCCAACAGGAGGATATATACAAGGTGGAAAGGGTAAGAACGTATCATATAGGTTTATTACTACGGACTTACTAGAAGATGCATCTACCACATCTAGAGGAATGATAAACGAAGAATTTACATTCAATTCTTCTTCAAGATCACTTACTAGTTTAGGTATCAACTATGAAGGTAATGATAAATCAAATACAATAAGTTTATCATCTGGTAACAAAATACCAAATTATTCTAATGCCGAAATAGAATCCAAAGTAAAAGGATATATGAGGGATGAGATTTATAGATTTGGTATAGTATTGTACAATAAGCAAGGTTTGGCATCACCGGTACATTGGATAGGTGATATAAGGATGCCATCTAATAAAGATTCTGGTTATAAGTTTTTTACTTCCAATGAGGCTAGTGATTATGGATCTAATTTATCAGTTGTTACTAAACCTCTTGGTATTGAATTTGAAGTAAAGAATTTACCATCAGACGTAGTAAGATATGAGATAGTTAGATGCGAAAGAACTCTATCTGATAGAACTATATTAGCTCAAGGAGTAGTAAGTTGCATTACGAATTATGATAGAGATTCTAACATCTTAACACCATTCCCATATCTAGCTTATTCAAATAAGCATGGCTATTATGCAAAGACCCACAATAATGGAGATTTCCAATATACCTTTAACTTGTCAGATACACAATCTAACAATTATTTCATGTTTGTATCTCCAGAAATAGCAGTCAACAGAGAAAATGCTGATGCATTAATTGATAAGTTTCAAACAGTTGAAAAGGTAGGATATATGACATCTCCTATTACTGCGGACGGTGATTGGGGAATTACAGAAGCTGGAGCTACAAAAGTATTAGCAAATGCTAGATCTATAAAGTACGATGGTACTACGATAAAACCAACTAAAACATTAGGTAATCAACCTAGTAATGGCTATGTATCTGGAGGATGTGTTGTGATAAATAATGATGATTTTTATGCAGCATTGTTAGCTAAATACTATGGACTATATGTTGAAAGTGGTGTACAATCAGCTGCAATAGAAAGTGCAAAATATGCTGGTCCTAGTAGTCCTTGGTTAACAAACGGTGATCAGCCTTGGTATAATGCTGAAGCAGTGACTATTGGTGACAAAGTTTATTATAACTGGGTGTGGGATAATATTAAAACTGCAGGAGATGGTGAAGTAGATAAGACTGATGCAAACAATGTTAGAAAATATGGTCCACATGGGATTTGTGCTATATTCAAAAGTGATAATATGATCTCTAACATATCTTTAGCATCAGGATCTTCAAGTGCTAGATATTTAAATGCAGTAGCATTATGTAATATTAAACAAAGTGTAAATGCTTATGGTGGCAATTCCTACTCTGCTGTACAGAATTCTGTGTATATTACTACAGGAGCTAGTGCTGAATCTAGTGTTTCCACAGTGTTGTGTTATGGTGGCGATACTTATCTAAACATATTTGATTATAATAACTGTATGTTTAGTTACAATACAGATGATTATTATAATAATAAATCAAATAGATTATTTTTAGGTGCGTTCATACCATGTGAATCAAGTATTAATTTAGCATTAACCCATGCTGATTCATCTATAAATAGAACTTATCAAGCTGGTGATGGATATGCTAATCATTTTGTAGAAGACGATATAGTAACTGTTGGAGATTTATACACTCAAAATACTCCATCATATGCATACAATGACGCATATTCTGCTCAGCCTAATGCAAAGAAATTTGTAGCTAAATCTATCTATAATATAGATAATCTATTAACAGATACTCGTATCATATCTTCAGAACTGAAAACAAATAATGAAGTTACTGATTCGTGGACAAAATTTAAAGTAGCTAATTATCTTGATGTAGATACTAGATTTGGTCCAATTAATGATATGAAACTGTTTAAAAATAATTTAGTATTCTGGCAAACAGACGCTTTTGGCACAGTTGCAGTGAATGAACGTTCTATTATAACTGATAATAATCCAGGTGCTCTTACTCTAGGTGTTGGTGGTATACTAGATAGATATGACTATTTTACTACAATGAATGGTGAAAGTCCAAACCAGTTAAGAGCAAATACTCAATCAGATAGCACTGTGTACTGGTATGATAGTAAACGTAATGAGATATGTGGTTTTAATGGTCAATTACAAACAGTATCTAAATTAAAAGGAGTTCAATCTTATTTGAATAAGAATAAAGACTTGTTTAAAAAAGATCCTATTGCAGTATATGATAAGAAATACAATGAAGTTCTGTTTACTCTAGGAGATAAAACATTAGCATTTAATGAACAATTAGGAGTATTTACTTCATTCTATAACTATAATCCAGACTATTACGCAGAGTTTAGTGATAAACTATATTTATTTAAATCATTGAAACTGTTTAAATATAATGGTGGTGAACAAGCTGATTTAGATTCTGACAAAGCAAAGGTATCTGAAATAGAATTTGTAGTTAACAAAGATTATCCACAAACCAAAACATTTGATAATGTTGAATATAGTGGTAATTTTACTACGGATACTAACTTTGATTTGATATTATTTACTACAAAAAGACAAACTAGTGAAACATTGACTAGTGAAGATATTGATTACAGAGAGGATACTTATAAATTTGCAATCCCTCGTAATTCTTTGAAGCTTAATGAAGTAGAACAACTGGCTAACAAATCATACAAAGATAGGATGAAAGGAAAATATCTTATCTGTAATTATAAGTATGATTGCAATGGTGGTAATAAATTTAAAGTGCCATACATTAGTACAGCTTATAGATACTCAATGATATAATATGAAAAAGAAAAATAACAAAAATACTATACCAGCATATGCGTTTGGCATGGATCAGTTGTCAAACTACCTTGGTGGAGCTAATGTATTTGGCTCTGCCATTTCTGGTTTATCAGAAGAAGGTTCAACAGGTGATATTGCAGGTAGTACTATTGGCAGTGCAGCTTCGTTAGCCGGTGCTGGTCTCACTGTAGGTGGTCCTATTGGTGCTGCTGTTGGTGGTGGATTAGGATTAGTGAGTGGACTTATTGGTTCAATTAAACGCAAGAAACAAATGCAAGCGTTAAGACGCAGAAAAGAAACTCTCAATAAAACTAAAATAGGTATGAATGCCGCAGCTGAAACTGAAGGAGAATATTGGGATGATAATGATCTTGCATATACATTCGAGAATGGTGGAATACTCCCAGACTTAGCTTACTTGGACAACAATGAAGTGGTTAGAGATGATTATGGAAATATTGTTCAAGTTCCAAATACTCAACCAGGCACAGATAATCATTTAGTTGATGCGTCTACTTTGGAATCTGTGTTATCTGACAAAATTAAAAGACCTGGTACAAAGAACACATTTGCTAAGGAAGGACAAATATTATCTAAGATGACGAAACCTAGCAAAGGCAAAGACAAGTTTGCTGAAAATACAAACAGATTAAATAAAATAAATGCTAATAAAGCTTACAATAAATTATTAGCAGAACAAGAAGCAGTTAAAGCTGCTAAAGGAGTTAAACCCAAAGTAAAAGGAATACCTGCATATGCAGATGGTAAGGGTAAAACTGTAGACGATGTTAGAAGTAAGATGAATGCAGATACATACGCTGCATATTCTGATTTCTTTGATGAACTCGGTACAGGATTAAATAAATTTGGTGAAGCATTGGGGTATTTTCCAAAACGCATATTTGGTCCTCTTATAAATAACAAGAACATAACTAAAGCTGTAGAATCTGCAAGAAATACAAAGCCTTCTGCCACTTCTATGGATTATACTGGTGACACCAACATTAGTAAAGTATTTAATAGAAGTATATCTATGAATCCTTTATCAATTGGTTCTCCTACTACTGGTGCTTGGTTTTCATATCCAACACAAACAGTAGATGCAATCACATATGCAAACGACGAGCCAATCTATGTTGACATACCTCTTCGACCGATTGAATCTGAACCAACTGTAACAAGCACGTACACAAATGCATCGAATAAACAAGTTACAAAAACCCCTAGTACTACTGGTTCTGTAACCACCAAACAGACAACCAAACCTAACATTACTAAAACTACTACTCAAAGATTATCTGAACCAACAATACCACTAGTAAATACTAGTATGACAATAGATTGGGAGGATATTGTTACTCCAGTAAATATACCAACGTCTGCAGATGAAGCTACTAAGAAACGTGCACTTGGTAAACCAAAAAGTGGTTATTCACCAGATTGGTTATCATTGGCTCCTACAGTGTATAATGCTTTGCAGTCATTAAGAGGACCAGAAGAAGAACCATTAGTATTAAACCCATATGCTGGTGCAGTTAGAAGTACAATGGCTAGACGTAAAATGAATATTGAACCCGCAAGATTGGCTAACAGTAGATCAAGAGCTATTTCAAACTATAACTTAGCAAACATTAATGCTAACACTGGTTCTAATTTAGCAGCAAGAACTCAAGCTGCTGCTGATGAATATGCTTCTAATGCAAATATGTATGCAACTAAACAAAATGCCGATAATGCTTACTTGGGAGAATACGCAAATACTCTTAATAATTTAGGACAACAATTTGTACAAAGTGAAAATATGTACAATGATCTTAATGCTAGAAATAGAGCTGCTGCTAGAAACTTTGGAGCAACTGCAACTAGTCAACTTGGTAAATGGTCTCAAGTAAATAGACAAATGCAAAATCAATACAATAGGGATCAAATGACACTACCATTCTTAGCTGATTTCTTAAGTCAAGGATTTACTAAAGAACAAGTGGATAATTTATTAACAAGAACTAGAAATAGAGTTTAATATGGTAAATAGATATGATAATCCTGCACAAGCAGAGTTCATAAATACATACGTTCCAATTCCATTTGAACAATTGTATACACTTGGGAAGCAGGCAAAAGAAAACGTAGATCAAGCATTAAAAGATTATTCAACAGCTTTGGATAAATGGGCTGAATTTCAATCTCCATCCGCTGCTGACACAAAAGCATACTATGATGAAACTTATGGTAGAGCTTTGCCTGTGGCTGAAGAACTGTCTAAAAACTTAGACATGATAAAAACTGCAGAAGGTAGATCTAAGATATATTCAGCAATAAACAATGTAGACAGAGCTAAATTAAGTATGCTTCGTCAAAGTGCTGAAGGTTTAAGAGAGAGACAAAAAGTAAATCAACGTCTAATGCTAGAAGGTAAATATAATCCCTTGTGGCACGATGTTGATTTTACTGGTTATAACACACTTACTTCAGGCATTTATAATGATGTATCTCCACTAGGTTATCAATCAATAAAAGATCTTACAGATAAATATGTAAATAATCTTAAAGATAGCTATTTGGGTAGATCCAATGGTTTTATTCATACTGGTGTAACTGGGGATCAAATTAAAAAAATATTGGATGAAAATAAAAGTGGTATACTATCTACTCCTGAGGCTCAAATGCATATGCAAGTGTACTTAAAACAGAACCCTGGAGCAACTGCTGAAGATGCTGCAAATGCTTTTATGGAAAGAGCATATATAGATAATCAAGAATACATTAGAAATAATATTACAGTAGACCCATATGCAATGCAAGCTTTGAAAGAACAACAAGCTTTAAGAGTTGCAGCTACACGAAAAGGAAAAAATGATGAACAACCCACTGATTATCCAGATGCTTATACTAAATTGTATAATGATGCTGTAGTTCAAGAAAAGCGTCAAATGCAAAATAATCCAAATCTAACTAGAACAAGATCGTTTATAGAAGGCCAAGCATCTATGATACAAACTTTAATGGATGCTGCTAATGCCTTAGAACAAGGTGCTATTACTCCGGAAGAGTACAACACCATGTATAAAGCATATCAAGAATCTGCATCAAAGAACTACAGCAATGAAGCTATGGCAAATGCTTATGCAGAGGATGTTAGAGATATGTTTGCTAAACAATCTGATATATTCCCAGCAGTTGGGGTAAAACAAGAAAAATTACCATTATACTATGATACTGCATCTAGAGTATTGAATGAACTTACTTATCCTACTTCAGGACTAGTTATGAATCGTTATAACAAAATAAAATCTTCCAAAGGAGTAGAAATCAATAATAACGATGCTATAACTAATGGATTTACTATCCCAGATACTAGTGGGTTAATATTATCTACAGACTTTGTAAACAAAGTAATGAAAGTGCCCTCTGTGAAATACACTGTTCAAGATAATTCAAGACTTAACAGAAACTTTGCAGAAGACTTAAAATCTGGAGTATTCCAAGATGTTATAAAAGTACCTAGAAATAAAATAATGGTAGGTGAATTTGACGGTCAACCACAGTTGTTTCAAAGAATTAGTGTTAAAATACCTATCCAGTCTATAAGAAATGCTAACTATGATGTTGATAGTTTCAAAGAGATGGTAAATAAAACTATGGGATTAACATCTGAAATTGGTTTAAGTGTTAAGCCAATAAAAGGTGAAAGTATAGAAGATGCATGGGGTCACTCTGATACTAGAGGTGGCGCAGCTCTTACTGGAGAATACTTTACATTTGATGCAATGGAACCAATTGATCCACATGGTATGACAAGAATGACTTTTGATCAAGAAGTCAATAAAGAACATGGTGGGTCTAAACTACAAAATGATTTATATGATAGTTCATATAACGAATCATATTCTTCTGATATCGAACTTTATCAAACTATGCTTAATCTGTTACAATAATATATGGAAACATCTATATTAGACAAATACAATGCTGGTTTAATACCTTCTAAAACCAATGCTACTACTGCGGCCATACGACAAGTAAATGCCCAGCATTCCCCTTTAATAAAGATTAAAACGGGATATGATCGTGAATTGGAACAAACACCAATTGATGATTATGAAGAAATGTATCTACTGGATAAAGAAAATCCAGAGGAAACTCTTAAAGATAAGAGCTACTTAAAAGATGCATGGACTACTTTCATGAATAGTAGAGATCAAATTAATCTAATGTCAGAAAGAGCTAAATTAGCCAAAGATATAAACCCCGTATTAGATGATATTGATTATGAATTGAATTTTCTTAGTGATAAGCAAAAGCTTAAAAATCTTGAAAATACTATTCCTACTTTGGATGAGAATTCTGAAGAATACAAAAATGCAATATCTGAATACTTTCAACTCCAAAGAACATTAGCAGATAGACAAGAGCAATACGATAGCATCTTGTCTAAATATGGTGAAAAAGAAGGTGATAACATTGATGCGAGAATTGAATATCTAAGTAATTCTAGAAAATCGTGGGAAGAAGAAAGATCTAAAGTAAATGAAGAAATAAATAATATATATTCTAACTTACGAGATAGATCTGAAAATTATACACCGTCTTCTGAATTTAGAATAAAAGAACAAAGAGCTCAAGACAAACCTTGGTATTCTCCAGATTACTTTTTATATGCTGGTCCAGGTTTGACTGGTTCTTCTATGGCAACCGTTGATGGTTATATTGCAGATGCTTTAGCTACTGGGGCTCTATGGTTAGGTAGGCACTATGCTACTACTGGAGCATTAAATGCTGTTCCTGGAATTGGTGCTGCATCTAATTTAATTGGGTGGGGTAGTGCAATTGCAGCTACTGCAGCTAGTGTTGCTGGAAACATCTATAGTAGACATAGAGAATCTTTAGCTCAAGTATATGGTGCATATAGATCTAGAATTGAAGATAATCTAAAGGAACAAGGCATTGATATTAAACAATATACTGAAATTGGTAGAAATCAGTTAAAACAACAAAACCCTAATGTAGATGTTTCTAAAATCTCTGATGATGAAATAATCGATAGAGTTATATCTGGAGAAATAAACATAGATGATGTAACTTTAGCTAATGCAAAAAGATCCCTGAAAAATGGATTAGAAAGGGTTTATGATAATAACATGGCATTATCTGCTATGGATGTTGCTCAATCTGCTTTAGTATTTGCACCTCTTGGTAAAGCTATGGGTAAAATAATAACAGCTCCAATTAAAACTGCTTTAAACCCATTATTAAAAACAGGTACAAAATTAACTGAAGCTGCAGCAAGTAAATACAATAAACTTATAGATGCTTATACTGGATTTAATGCTAGACTTGCATATAATTCTCCAGTAAAAAATGCTAGTTTACAAGCTGCTAAAGCACTTGGTAGATTAGGTTTCTCTGCTACTGGAGAAGCATTTGAAGAAGCTAACCAAGACATATTTGATTATGATTATATTTCTGGTAAGTATGATAAAAAGTCTAGCAGTGTCTTTCAATCCTTAATGGGGTTAGCTGATGCCAACTATCGTACTGCAAAGATATTATCTGGAATAGATACTGAATCTGAATTAGCAAATGATCCACAATTTTGGAATGATGTAAAAGGTGGTTTTGCATTAGGTTTATACATGGGTGGACCTACAATTGCTTATCATTCTGGGTTAAAGACTTACAAAGATATGACTGCCAATTCTTTTGTAAGGGACGTGGTTGCTGATCACATTGGTAAAAAAGATGCAATGATCAAAGCTATGTCATACTCTGAAATGGCAAATAAGAAGTTGAATTATCAACAAAATGTACTTGATGTACTTGAAAATTACAAGTATAATTTACCAGAAGGTATTACTGAACAAGATTTAAATGATGAAATAGCTACTGCAAATAACATCTTTAGTTTGTCTAAATCCAAAGTAAACCAAAACATTGGTAAAACTATTGGTTACAATCCTGGGACTACTGAATATAATACTTTAATTGGGTTGCAACACTTGGCAACAATAGATGCACAAGAAGCACTTGACAATGCTAATCAGGCACAAGAAGCAGATAATAATTTCTATACTACTCTGGAAAATGATCAAATGTTAAACCATTATTCTCCAGAAGAGAAGCTTACTGCTGTAGCATTAACTAAATTAAATATTCAAAAGCAAGCATTAGAACAATTAAAAACAGCACTTGAATCTAAGCCAGAAGAAAATCAACAAAAGTTTGGTATAACAAATGAATCAAATGCTGTTGGTAAATCTATATCAAAAGAGATACCTAAGATATTAAAAGATATAGATGTTAAATTAAATCAGTTGGCAGAAGGTACTAAATTTAGCCCAAACTTTGTAGCAACTCCTAATTTAGTTAGCAAAGGTGTTGATAGCTATGTTAACACAATGATTGCAAACCATGATCTTCTAATAGCAGAACACAAGATGAATGAAATATTTGGCAATACTTTGGAAGATGGTAAACTTATAAATTTCAACAACGCTTCTAATGAATCAAAAAAGAAGATAGGTAAAAAGATAAAAGAAAGAATTGATAATTATATAAACAATTCAGATGAATCATCAAAGATAGTAGAAGAAAATGCAAAGGATGTTGTTGAAGCAGAATCTGCAAAAGAAATGTCTAGAGAAGCAGCTAATCAAAGTGATGATCAACAACCTATTACTAACAACGAAACTCAAGTAGATAATCAAGTAGCTACTGAAGTAGAGCAAGAAAAGGCAACGTCTCCAAAAACTCCTATTATGGATGACAGGGCTACTTCTGACATTGATACTAAAATACCAGTAGTAGAGAAGGAAGTAAAAGAAGATGAAGAATTTCCTACTAAAGGATTAGAAGAGTTAAGTAAGGAGTTTGAAGAAACCTTAGCCAAAGTAAAAGAAAAAAAACAAGAAGATACTGAGAGGAAACCTAAACCTGAGCCTAAACCAGTTGTTGAAACTCAAGAAGACGAAGAGGATGAAATAGAATTTGAGCGAGCTGATGAAAAAGCTCTGATAGATCTTGCAAATTCTGAAGCTGTTTCAGACGAGGATGATAAAAAAGTATCTGAAACATATAACAATTCTAATCCTGAAGTAACTGAAGAATCTCAAGTAAAATGGGCCCGTAAGAAGATTGCTACAGAATCCACAATGAATAGGAGAACAGATATGGACTCTGAGACTAGAGATTTGGATGAATCTTTAGAAATTGAAGAAATGGTACAAGATAAAGTATCTCATACACTGTTCTTTAATCCTGATGCTACAACGCCTATTTATCCTGGTACCAAGCCAGGCAAGGAATTAGCAGAGAGAATAAAAGATCCAAACTTTTTTAATGATAGTTTCTGTGAGTTTGTTATAAATAAAGATTATACAGAAAAGGGGCATAAACCATATAAAGAAAATGATCCTAGTACATATGATTCTGCATCTATAATAATGTTAATTCATCATGGCACTGGCGATTATGCAATGGCTTTGAAAACTCCTTCTGGAGCTAGAACTTTCTTAGCAGCAAAATTAGCTAGCATACCTAAAGAAAGGCTTACAGAAGAGGATATTAATCTTATTAATAATGCTAATGATTTATCTATAGCAGATTTACGTAGATTTAGAAATGCAGTAATTTCTACAATAGAGTCTGCAACAAATGATGAAGTAGTAGTACCTAGCACAATAGTTAGAACCAAAGGAATACCTAATGTTGTTAGAAAAGATGGTAGAGCAGTATTCAGACCAATTCATGAAGTAAAAGGGTTAGAAGTACCAACAGAGATTACTGATATTACTCCAGAAAAAGTAACATTTGGTATAAGTGATGGTATTGTAAAAGATTCTGATATAATAGGAGCAAATGGTGAGAAATTGCCTGGTAAAGGAGGTAGTGGACAATTGTTTATTTACCCACCAAAATCCAATACTTTATCAAATCAAATGCTACCGTTACAATTAACTCTTCAAAGATTTGATAGAAAACAAGCTGAATTCTTAGCCAATTTGTTAATTAATTATGGTGCTAATCCTAATTCTGAATATGGAGATACAGGAGTTATTGCTGGAGAATTAATTGACTTTATGGTTAGATTTGGAGATGCTACCAAAGTAACCACTGCAGATAAAACATTTGATTGGTTAAAAGAAAAGCAATTGTATATTGATGATAAATCCAATCTAATAGTTGGTGAAAAAACATTCAATATAGGCAATTTATCTACTCAGGATAAAAAAGACATAGTTGAAGCTTTAATGGGATTCCATTGGCGTGTAGCTAGAAAGAATTTCTTCAGCCCAATAAAAGAAGCATTACCTTCTGTATATGATTATTTTAACAATAATTCTGTTGATTTGCTTGATATCATTCCAGGTATATCTCTTACTAAGGATGATTTCATTTCTTCTACCCCAGTTTATACTATGGGTGTGTTAGAAAAAGCTGGTATAATAAGAAGTGACTTAGATGATCAACTATTTAAAGATTCTTTCGCATATGCTGAAGATGTTCAAAAGATACCAAGAAAGATCAATAATCCTGAAGTAAAAGAAGCTGTTGAAAATAAAGCCAGTTCGTTACCAAATATTCCTAGCACCCCAGAACCACAGACAGAGGTTACTGAAGATGTTACGACTTCTGAAGTCACAACTAAAGATGATTCTTACATAAAGGAAATAACTAATGATGGAGAAATAGATCCTTTGAGTTTGGGAATTGATGAAGATTTTGATGTACCTTTTCGTAAAGTTGCAGGAAATATATCAGAAGTAGTAACTCCAGAAGAAATTCAATGGTTTAGAAATAAATTAGGATTACCAGAAGATTCTTTACATATCGTTGAAGATGCTATTGCACTTGGTGGTAATGAATATGCTATGGGTCTTGTTAGAAAAGATTCTACTATACTATGGAAAGGTGCAGAACGTGGTACATTGTATCATGAAGCATTCCATAGAGTGTCATTGTTAACTATTTCTCCAAAGGAAAGAAAGAAAATCTATGAATTCTATAGAAATAGAACTGGTTTTGTTGGAAGTGACAAACAAGTAGAGGAAGCTTTAGCAGAAGACTTTAGACAGTACATGCTAAATAAAGTAGATCCTGAATTAAATCTTCTTAAAAGAGCTTGGAAAGCTATTAAGAATTTCATAAGTAAATGGGTTTGGAGAACTGATACTAGCATCGATAATATTTTTAATAGAATCGCTTCTGGTTATTATAATAGATCTAAACAAAATTCAGATGCTGTAAATGAATTTCTTGCTGCATATAAAGGTGCAGGTGCCCCATTTAAGGTAAGAGGTCATAAATTTAAAAACATTAATAACACACAATTCAAAGAAACTGTAAATTCACTTGTAGGTGCTTTATTTACATTAAATAATGTAAGATTGCGTGATGATTTACAGAATCTTAATTACGGAGTGTTGAAAGCTGCATTAAAACCAGAAATAACAGCAAAGTTAGTTGAAAAAGGAACTATTACTAAGGAGCAAGGGGAAGTTAGAAATGAAATATACAATACATTTGATACTGTATTTAAACCAGAAATTATAAATAAATTAAATGAGTATCAAATAAGAGCAGTGGATAAGCAGGAAAATATTGATGCAGAGATTGATGAGAAAGCAGTTGGTAATGATGTAGGTGATCAGATGGCTAACTACATTCAAGAACAATTGGCTGTTTCAGTTAAAGATAATGCTCTTGCATCTATAAAGATTTTCATTGCAACAATGCCTAGAACAGAATTTGTCATGAAACAAAAAACAAATACTGATGGCACTGTGACTCAAGTACAAGGTGTTGCTGCAATAAAGAGTCCTGTTACAGGCTTACCTCTAATGGTCGACTTTGATAAATCTTGGAATACCATTATTAATGAAATTCACTCTGAAAACACATTCAAAGGAATGATGGACAAGAGTGCAAAACTTGCTAAAGTAACACCATTATTTAAAACTTTGTATAATGAATTATACAAGATTACGAATGAATATGTACAAAAGAAAGGTATTCAAGAAGACGAAGTTCAAAAAATAGCAAGAGAGAATTTACAAACTCAGTTTAGAAATACATTCCGTAAAGCTAGACACAAGTTAGTTGGTATTTTATCAGAAAAAGTTGAAGATGAAAACGGTAATGAACAAACTAACTTGTATGTTAAAGATGAGAATGCAAATAAAGTATCTAAAAATATATTAGAGGGTTGGAATTACAATTTAATAACAAACAGTGGTGTATTAGATACTTCTGATAACTTATTTAAAGCAAAAGTTAGCGAGTCTGAAGAATTCGTAGCTAGAGAAATCAACAATGAATTCAATAAAATAATAAAGATTGTAGAAAAATACAAAACTACACCTAACAAGAAACTAGTAAATGGTCAAACTTATAAAGAGTATGTACCAGAGAAGTTAATTACTATTAAGAATAAGATAGTTGATTTACTTAATAAAGTTGGAGTAGAAATTGATTTAGAATCATTAAACTCCTTCCTTACTAAGGAATATTATAATTCAGATTCTACTGAGTCATTAGTTTCAATGTTATCAGATAGATCCAATAAAGGTATATATTTCTTCTTTAATTCTAAAGTAAAGGACTTAGCAAAGATTCAAGAAAGTGGCGTAGTTCCTGGTCAATACAATAGAAGTATTACAAAGTATTATGCTGATTCTAAATTCTTAGGAAGACTCGCTGAGACATATGCAATGTTGCATCCTTCTTCTGATGAATTATCAGTATTATCTACTGATGGTAAATTGTTGTATCCTATATCAGAACACAATTATTTGTCTGACATGGTTCAAAGATTGGATAATGACCCAGCAACAGTAGAAGCACTTACCAAAGTATTATACAATACTGGTAATAATACCAATCCTAATTACTTCAAGGGTTCTGTATTGTTAACAAATTTATATAATAATGCAGATGCTAAAGGTAAAATAGGATTTGAAACTCTTGTTTATTTTAAAGAACAAGGAAGTGCAGATAAAGGACGCAAGTATACGGAAATATCCCCTCTTGAAGACTATATTGCTAAGATGACATTCACTAGAGCAGGTAGAATTATCTTACCTACTATGGGTGATTCTCAAACATATAATACATTATATGGTACTGCAATAAACAACTTTAAAAATCCATTTGACGTAAGTAATGGTGAAATAAAATTCGATGCTCAAATTCTTAAAAGATTTATTAATTACTTTGAAACTGAATTAGATACCATTGAATTTAATTACAAGAATGAAAATAATTTAACTGAGGAACAAAAAGTAAAGAACTATGATACAGGAAATAGAAATGGTTATAGATTCAGATACTTCAATGGATTCTTTAAATTGAAAGAAAGACCTACGTTAAATGGTATTGAATTTGAAAAAGATTTTTCGAACTTTAACGAAGCATTAGACCTAGCAGAAGATCTTGGTGGTAATGAATATGGAACTTCTATTATTTCTCAAATAAGAAATAATTGGAATAAGTTCAGTAATGCTGAAAAAGCAAATCTAATGAATAACTACCTGTGGGATGCATTTAAAGATGAGTTAAATTATGCACAAGAATTAGGTATAATTAAATGGGATGGTAATAAAATAGCTAGTGTAACGAGTTTAGCATTGCCCCAGAAGGCATTAGAAGAAGCATCATCACATTATAAAAAATCTGCAACAGTTTCTAATTATAGCGAAAATCTTGGTGCTGCTGAAATGATTGGTAATTATTTTGCCAATACCATTTCTTCAGTAATTGAATTTGAGAAACTTTTTATAAAAGACCCAGCCTACTACAAAAATCCTGTAGATAAAATTAAACGTTTACGTGAGGTATTATCCACTGGTGTTACTCCAAGAATAGACTACGAAGAAGGAAATCCAATGGCAGATCTCACTGAAGTGAACGTAGGTACACTATCAGATAATGTTATCGTAAGTAGACAAGCTGATCAAATTGCAGAGTATGCTAAAAGATCTGCGGCTATACGATTACTTCAGGAAATGCATGACATGACATTAGATGAAGCAATTAGAACTTATGATAGTTCTGAAGCTTTACCCAATGATGTAGAAGATGCAGCTAATCTTATAGTAAGAGATAAATTTGATGGCTATCTTAACCCTAAAGGCAAAGTAAATCAAACTGATGCTACAGTATTAATATCCCCAGAGTTTTACAAAGAATTAGTACGTAGAGTAGATGGCTGGACACCACAAGTAGCAAAAGCATTTGATTTACTTAATGATCCAAATGCAGATCTCGAAGCAGATATGGATACATATGCCGAAGCATTAGCTGTTACATTGAAGCCTTTGAAATTCATGTATTTTGGTGATCACTACGATGTAGGTGCTAAAAGGGATATACCAGTGTTTGATAAGATGGCAATGTTCCCTGTACATCGTATCTTCTCTACTGGGGATATGGGTAAAGTGTTGGAAGTTATGCAATCACGTAATATCCACATGCTTGCTTTTGATTCCGCAGTAAAAGTAGGACAAAGGGCTAAAGAGGTTAAATCAAGAATCTATAAAGATAAGACTAATAAAGAAATAGACATGGACAGTTTGATGTCAATGCCTACTCACAAACAGTCTTTAACTAACTTTAGACGCCAGTTAATTACTGATCCTCACCATGCAGAAAGACAAATGTTTGTATCTCAAGCACAAAAAGCTGCCATGGGTAACATCAGAAGTGCATGGAAATATACTACACCAGATGGTAAAGTATATAATGGTGATGAGTTAATTAATAATTTTAACGGTGCTCATAATGCCATTACTGAAGCCGGTAGGAGAGAGATAGAAAGAGATTTCGGTATTACTCCAGATAAACCTCAAGTAAGTGTACAAAGATTTGCTGAAATTATGCAACGCAAAGCTTTAAGTTCAAACATGAATGACAATGTTATTAATGGTTTGGATGTTGAAAATGGTGAAACTGTTGCACCAATTTCTGGTTTATCTGATAACTCTTGGATAGAAAGTGGTCTTATATCAATGTTGAATAAGTCAATTGTTGATACTAACTTGCCAGGTGGTATGTTTATTCAAATGTCTTCAATATTGTATAATAGAATTGCTGTAACTTCAGACGCACAAAATGAAAGAAAGCTAAGATTTGCAAACACTGATGGTACTATGGATTGTGTTATTTCAATCAACTTATTGAAACACATAATTCCTGATTACGATAAAAAGACTTTCAGTGAAGCTAAAAAGTGGTTGATAGATCATGATATTGTTGGTCCGAATTCTAAAGCTCTTGCAATGGGTTATCGTATCCCTGCTCAAGGCCAAGCGTCAACTGCAGCTCTTAAAGTAATAGATTTGTATCCTGAACAAATTGGTGATACTATTACATTACCTGATGAATTTACATCTCTTACTGGTTCTGACTTCGATATTGATAAATTATTCGTTGCTAGATATAACTATGATAAGAATGGTAATAGAATCAAATTTGAGACTAAGGAAGATTATACTAATAGACTTAGAGAAGCTGGTTTAGATGACGAAACCATAGTTCGTAAAGTTTATGAAAGATATAATGGTAAAACTGACTTTGAAGCAAATTCAAAAGAAGCAAATGAAAACATGCTTCTTGATATGTATATATCAGTTATCTCTAATCCATTAAACTTTGCAGAAGCCAGACAACCACTGGATACAGTAACAGATTACTTGAAGGATACAATTCTTAAAGAAGTAGATACAATAACCGGTCAAGGTAAACGTACAAGTAAATCTCAATTGTATTATGCTACTCCAACATTCCAAAGTAGAACTAAAGCGGAGTTGAATGGTGGTAAATTTGGTATTGGTCCATTTGCATTAGCAAATGCTCATCAAGTTCTTACTCAATTGGTTAAACTAAGATTTAAACCAAATAAAATTTTAAGAGACTATGGCATAAGCAATTTGTATGGTATCCAGAGTAATGATAGAAATAAGATTAATATCCTTGACTGGTTATCAGCATTAATCAATGCTCATGTGGACGTTGCAAAAGATCCATACATCATTCGATTGAATGTAAGGAAGTTAACATTTAATATGACTAACTTCTTGATAAGATCTGGTAAAGGTGAAAGTACATTCTATTTCTTACCTCAACAGATATTAAAAGACTTTGCAATAGAATATGACAAATACTCTGGCTTTTATAATGTAGATACACAAAATAAAAATCCTGAAAGTCTAGCATATAGAACCATCTGGAATACATATTTTGAGAAAGCAAAATCTTTATCTAAAGGTAAATATGATCAATTTTTAGACTTTTTAAATGATAAAGGTGTAGGTGCTAAACAAAGAGCAAAGATGTTCGATGTCAATTACTTAAAGAAGCAATTGAAAAAAGAAGAAACATTTGATTGGTACTACAATCAGTTGCTCATTATGAAGACTTATCAAGAACTTAATCCGTTCTCAAGATCTTTGTCTGAATTAACTACATTGTCTCAAATTGATACTAAGCGCTTTGGTAATAATTTTGGTTTACAAAGTGCATTCTTGGATAAGTGGAAACAATTCATGGTAGAACAGCAAGTGTTTGAAGATCCTATAAAAGTATTTTCAAATACATTCTTAGGTAAGAAAATGCAAGATGCATTAATATTCCCTAGAATTGCCTTCCAAAACACAATGATTAGACTTACTCCAGAATTTGAAAACTTAAGAACATTAATAGAGTTCTATACTAAAGGTTATGCAATTAGTGATGATACATATATCAACAATATTACCAGAAGTATGGAAGCTACGTATAAAGCTGGTTTCTTTAACAAATATTTAGCTGAAAATGGAATAAAGCTTAGTAGTTTGTTAGGTGGTCCAAATAGTATTTCTAAGAGATTAGATAAAATTAAATCTGATGTAAGAAGTGGTAAATATCCAGATTTATTAAGTAGTGATGGTTCATTTGAAAATGTACTTATTAATAATATCTTTAGTAGACCAAAGGAGGATACCACTGAATTAAATGGTCCTGATTTTATTGCTTACAAACCAAACAAGAGTGGTGACAATAACTTAGAAAATGAAATCATCAGAGCTTGGGAAGAATTGTGGGATAGCGATTATCAGGAAATAAGAGATTTTGCAAAAGATCTTGCATTATATGCTTTCTATACTTCTGGTGATGCATTTGGTAAAAATAACATCTTTAGATATGTGCCTAATTCAATCAGAGAAGAAATAGGTTATTTTGATTACATTAGAGATCTAGAACGAAATCCTGATGATGCAGTCAAGGATATTAAAGTATTCCAAGTAATAAAAGACTTATGGTGGAATGATCACGTAGTTCCTACTATTGATTATTATGTATTAGATTCTAGTAGAGAAACCATTGAAGAAGAAGGTAGACCTGTGTATAGGGCGTTACCTCACGAAGATAGTGGTTTTACTGTAGTAAACAAGAGAGGAGCAGAAGTACAGATTCCTGGTATTATATATGACAAGAAATCTCAATCTATAATTTCATTCAATCAGAATGGTCAACCTATATTTCCACCATTTAAAAAAGTAAAATTAGATAGAAACAATGATCCTAGAACTACGTTCTTGTATGAGTACATAGGTATTAATGAAGATGATGCTCCAGTGTACAGATTGATTAACAAGAAAGGAATGAGTTATAGAGGAAACATATTGATTGAAAATGGTAGAAATAGATCTGTTCTTAAATACAACAATGTTGTACCAAATGGTTATGAGATTATGCCAGAAGAACCAATAACTTGGGTTACTGATCTTACTCCGGTAAAAGCTAGTTTACAAGCAAAGGCATTTAATCAAGCTGGTGAATTTAATACAGATATGCTTGCTAATATACAGCAAACAGTTAAAACTCAACAAGCAACTGAACCATTATCTTATCAAGAATGGGTTAAAGACTATCAAACTCAAAAAGGTGAAACTGATGCAGAAGCAGCATATCAACAGTATTTGGATAACTTTGAATATAGTAAATCACAAGCATCACAACAACCTTCAAAACAATCTAGTATACCTGCAAATCTTGCAGAAACGTGGTCTCAAAAGGAAGGATGGTCTACAGAATATTTTAATTCCAAAGTATTACCAAAAATAAATGAAGCATGGCAAATTGAATATGAGTTAGCCCCTGATCAATCTGTTCCAGCTAAATTTAAAGGTAATATGACTTTTGATTATGGAGAACATGGCAGACCAGGGTTAAAATCCAAATCAACTATAGAAGCAGTTAGAAATGGAGAAAGGACAGCAACTACAAGATATGAATCACAAGGGCATTTGGATTATTGGAAACAAGCTCAAGTTGGTGATGTTATTGAATGGAAACGTGGAGATGAGTCTGTAAAGGTTTTAGTTACAAAACCTTTGACTAAATTAAGAACTTCTGATGCTACTCAACAGGATTTATTTGCATCTGAACAATCCGCCACGCCTGCATTTGTTACTTCTGACACTAATGTAGAACAACCAGCAATTACTGATACTACTAAGGAATTCTTAGATTATGCTAATCAATTTGGTTTTACTGATGAAGCTGCTTTACTTGCAAAAGATTTACCAAAAGCATCCGAAGAAGCTAAGAAAGTAGAAGAAGAGTATGTATTTACGTTTAATGATGGGTTTAAAATCAATTTACCATTCTCATTAAATGATCAACAGAAATCAGCTTTATATGAACTAGAGAAGTTCATTGAAGACTATGGAACTGAAATTACTTTATCTGGTTATGCTGGTACAGGTAAATCTACTATCATTGGTATATTTAGTAAGTGGTTAGATCACAGAATTGGTAGAGGCAACATTGTATATACTGCTCCTATTCATAGAGCAAATGTTATAACTAAACAAAACAATCCTAATGCTAATGTATATACGCTTTCTGCTCTATTTGGGTTTACTCCAGATACAGATGAAGCAATGGAACGTGAATCATTGGATTTAAGAGAACTAGAGTTTAGATCTAAGAATCAAGTGAAATATGAACCAGGTCAATTAATTATTATTGATGAAGCTTCAATGGTGCAAGACGGTTTGTATGAATACATTCAGAAAATCATAGCTAAAGATGGTGTTAGTGTGATATATGTTGGGGATTCTGCACAATTAAGACCTGTAAAATCAGATCATATTTCTAAAGTATTTACATCTGATGGAGTACCTCAAATAACTTTAACCAAAGTAGAAAGAACGGGTGATAATCCTATTTTAAAAGAAGCCACCAGACTTAGACAAGGTGAAGGTTTGAGTTATCAAACTGATATAAATGATAGAGGTCAAGGGATATTGTATACTTCAGATAATGCAAGTATAGATGAAAACTTAAAACAGATTGTTACTTCTGAAGAGTTCAATGCTGATCCTTTACATTTTAGAGTATTGACTGCTACAAATGCCGCAGTATCTGCATATAATTCAAAGATTAGATCTTTGAGATATGGAAAATTTGCTAAACCCTTTGTAAAAGGTGATATTATAATGGGTTATTCTAACAAACTCAGAAAGCCTGACGGGTCTTATAAATTAGTAAACTCTGGAGATTATGTAATTCAGAATGTAACAGACACTACTGTTAAGTTTAAAACTGATAAAGGTGATATAGAATTTAAAGCGTTTAAATTATCAATTAGACCTACTGGTGGTACTGTTATGGATGACTTCCAGCTTACTGTAATTGACAAAAATGAACCAGATTCTAAGCTATTTGAAGTAGTAGAATATAAAGATAGATTGTGGAAAATGGCTAAAGAAGCTAAACAAAATGGGCAAATATCTAAATATAGAGATTTAGTTCAAATGGCGTACAATGTTGACAATGAACTAAATATTACCAAGAATTTGGAAGACAACCAAGGCAGGTTAAAAATTAGAAAAGCAATTGATTATGGATACGCACAAACTGTTTGGAAATCACAAGGTAGTACGTACAGTAAAGTTTTAATACTCTCCAATGAAATTGATACGTTTGGTTATGGTAAAGATGTAATGCAATTAAGAAACGAGTTGAGATATGTAGCTGTGTCACGTGCTAAAAACTTTGTTATAATAAATTCAGAAGCAGAGAATAAGAAGAAAGTTTCTATGCGAAATGAAATAGCCGAAGAAGATTTATTAGACGATATAGAATTTGAACCAGCTACAGAAGAACAAGCAATAAATGCATCTTTGCAGGATTCAATTGATGAGTTAACAGCAAATGGTAAACAACGTAGAAAAGAATGTGAATAATTATGCAGTGTTTAAATGTTAAAAATAAAGAGGTTGCAGCTTTACTAAAGCAATATACAAAGATATTGGGTAATGAAAATGCTGCATATTATGTGTTATCAGAAAACAATGGTTATGGTTTAGATAAGGCTCCCAATGGGGAGCCATCTAAGCTATTTTCAGATTTAGTTAACCATTTTAATGGTAATAAGAAAGAAGCTATACGAACAAAGTCATTAATATATTCTGCACAATTTAGACAGATAAGAAACATTGTATTAAATAATGATGGGGAAGTATCTATAGATGTATTATTAAATAATTCAGATAAACTAAATAACCCATCATACGTTCCAAAAAAAATACATGAAACGTATAATAAACTTATTCAAGCCTTGACAAGGCGAATAAAAGACATTCAATATGCGAAATATAGTGACAGTAAGAAAGTAGATGAATTAAGAGCATTGGAATTTAAATTAAATCAATTGGAAAACGATCAAGCTACTTTTGAATTTGTAGACTATATGGCAAGTGATGTAATATCTGCATTAAATGAAGTAAAGGCTTTACAAACCAAAGTAAATGAAAACCAAAAGTACAATAACCCGCTAGATATAACTTCTGCAGAATTAGATATGATAAAGAAAGGTTATATTGGTTTTTATGGTAACATTGCTACTAATATCCAGAACATGTTGGATGATGAATCTACGTTTGACTATTTAAATGATCCTCAATTAGTTGAGGATACAAAACAAAACTTAAAAAGGACTGTAGGTGACTACTATGAATTAGTAAGAAACTATAACAATTTAGCAGACATTGTTGCTAAAGATAATTTTATTAGAGAAGCAACTAAAGCTGGTTCATTTACTATAGATCATCTTAAAAAAATATTAGATGAAGGTGATGTAGATATAAATCTATGGGACCAATGGGCAGGTAGTACACAATATTCCAATAGCGAAATGATACGCTTAATTCTTAACAAGATAATTAGTGTTAAAAATAATGTCGCTGAAAAAGAATTGGAAGTAGGTAAAGAACTTGTAGAAATATTATCACATGTAAATAAATCTAAGTTAGATTACATGCATGAGAGAAATAGGAATGGACATAAAACTGGTTTCATGACAAGAGATTTAAATTATGGTCAACATTATCAAGATTACTTAGAGCATCAAAGAAAGTTAGCTGAAAAGTTAGGATTTGGAGATAAAGATATTGCTGAAGTACCAGGCTTATTGAATTCAGAACAATTAAAGAAATGGAATAAAGCAAATAACGATTGGGAAGCTAAGCACACAATTCGTAAGTTTACTCCAGAGTATTACGAACTAACTAACAGTCTTAGTGAAGAAGCAAGATCTCGTAGAGATTCCCTAAACATGGAAATAAACCTATTGTTGAGTACTACAGTTGATAAGAATGGGGACTACCATAGAGAGGATTTATCTGATGAAGATTATCTAAAATTACAAGAGTTAGAAACAAGACGTAGAAATTTAGCTAATCCATATTATCCAGATGGTTCAGTAAAAGTTGGGTTAGATAAAGAAATAGCAATAGAAATGAGAGAGTATAATGAAAAATTAAGAGAGAAACTACATTATACTCCAAATATGGAAAAATTTAACAAAGCTCTACAAAATGCAAAGAAGAATCTAAGTCCAGAAAAATTTGCTAAGTGGGAGCAACGCAACACGGTTGACCAAATAGTTGAAGAATTCTGGGATGATGTTAAAACTCTTTCATCAAATACAAATAAATCTGACGATCAAATACTATATGAAAAGGCTAGAAAAAACATGTTGAGACTTTATACTAGAGAAGATGGTAAAGTAGATGTTGATAGTATGCCAGATCAAGTAAAATCATGGATTAATACTTATGATGAATTGATTTCTGAGGAAAGTTTAAAAACTCGTGATAAATCAAAAAAGTCCAAAGTAATGGACATAGCTGAATGGGAAGTAAACCCTAGATTCTATGAAGAATTAGAAAGAGTTGAAAAATTAGGTCAAGCTGAATATAATGCGTGGGTTTCTATAAATGCTAGATATGACTATGAAGGAAATCTTGTACCAGCTTCTTTTTGGAAGAAATTAGTTCCGAAGAAAGAGTTAAGAGCCAAATACATGCGCAAAGTACCTAACAGATCCTGGTCTGAAATCGATAAAGAATCACCTTTCTACGATAAAAGATTTACTAAATATGCAGATCGTGGAGAAACAAGAATTCCAAATCCTGAATTGTATGACAACAGTGCAAATTATCGTAAAATAACTTCTGATGCAAATTTAAAGAAACTTTATGATAAACTTGTTGATGTAATGGAGTTATCAAACTCTAAAATTCAATTCTTAAAGTATGAAAATAAATATAGACTGCCACAAATAGAAGGTGGAGCATGGACACAAATCCGAAGTAAGGACAATATTTTAAAGGGGTTAGCGTATGCAATAGAAGATACTTATACTGTAAAGGATGACGACAATGCATATATGTTGGAAAATGCCAAACGATCTGATGGGTCACTTGTTAAACTTATACCTACTAGGTATATTAAGATGTTATCAAATCCAAATGCTTTAACAAATGACATAGTAGGATCTGTGATATCTTACTATAAAATGGCAGAGAACTATGAACAAATGAGTGAAATTGCTCCAGAATTAGAAGTAGCTCTTGATTTTGTTAGTCGTACAGATTTTACCGATAAAAAAGGTGGTAGAATACAAGGTTTGGAAAGTAAGACATATGATAAATTAAAATCTGTACTAGATCAATTGGTATATGGTATGGAAAAGAATGCATTAGAATTAGATATTCCTTTACCAAAAGGTAAACATGTAACAGTAAGTATTGGTAAGTTAGCTGACAACTTAGCTGCATATACTAGAATACAAGGTATAGCTCAAAATATGAATGTGATTCTTACTGGTCTTATTACAAACAAAATACAAAATAGACTCGAAGCAATCTCTGGTATATACTTTGGAAATAAGGAACTTGCACAAGCAACAAAATTAATCATACCGTCATATGCGAATGCAATAAAGAACATAGGTCATTCAAACAACAAAAACAAGGTTCTATGTTATATGGAGTATTTAGGTGTAGTAAGAGAAAATGCTCAAACCTTTAGTAAACTTAATCAATCTAGATTTTTAAGAGCATTAAATCAGCACTTTTGGTATTTTGGACATGAAGTGTCGGATTATGTAACAAAAGGTAAAATGGCATTGGCAATTGGTCTATACTATAAATATGATCCTGAATCTGGTAAATTCTTAAATAAAAACGAATTCCTAAGAAGATTTAAGAGTAAAAAGGAAGGCAATGCCAAATGGAATACTCTAAGTGTAACTTTTTATGATGCATTTGAAGTTAAAAACAACAAACTAGTAATAAAACCAGAGTACGCTAAATCTCTCGATGAAGCTACTATAAACAAAGTTAGAAATACGGCAAAACAGGTAGGTACCAGAATTGACACGCAATTAACAGATTTGGATAGAAGTAAATTACATGCAACTGTGATTGGACAATTATTACTTATCTTCCGTAACTTTATTTTAGTTAACTTACAAACTAAGTTCTTAACTAAACGTCAATTTAACTATTCTACAGGCATGTGGAGCGAAGCTCAAGTACCAGCTGCAGTTAAATATGTATATAGACATTACTTTGATCAGAACAAAATAGATCAATTAAAGGAACTATATCAAAATCATTATGATGAATTGGACGATTTCGAAAAAGGATGTCTTAAAAGAGTTACTTATGAAGTTTTATTTTTCACAGTAGGTTTCATGATCATTTCTTCTTTAGTAAGAGCGATGGCAGATGATGACAAACGTAATTGGTGGAAACAAGAAGCAGCGTATCTTACTCTAAGAGCTTCATTAGAGACACGTGGTAACATATTACCTATTGAAGTAATTAACTTACTTAATACTCCTACTGCCGCATGGTCCACTTTACAATATTGGGGTGATTTAATTACAATGATGTTGAATGATCCTACACAAGAGATAAAAAAAGGTCCATACAAGGGTATGAACCGATTCCAACGATCCTTAATTAAGGCCACTCCTTTAAGAAGTATATGGGAAGCACAAGATCCAAGATCAAAAATGGAGTATTACGATAACATAATTTCGATATTCAACTTTTAGGCCACAAAAATTTTAACGGCAATTATGATAAAGCCCCTTCAGTTTTTACTGTTGGGGCTTTTCTGTATTTTAAATCTTGTAGTGGTATATTTTCACCTGTTGGTTTTACTACTTTTGCTAGAGGATTAAATAAATACTCATGAACTTTGCTATCGACATTAACATTCCAAAAATTTAATATTTTTAATTTAGCTTGATAACCCAAACGTTCATATAAACCAAGATTTATCTTGTTTACTATGGAATGAATTGAATAAGCTTTATTAAAAACATATACTCTGTAATTGATACCATAAATAGTTAATGTATAATCGCAATAATATAGTTTGTGCTTTCTTAATCTCTCTATTAAGTAAGTTTTAGTATTATGAAATACTAAAAAAATATGATTTGAAAGTAATGGGTTATTCATATCACTTGTGTACATATTTACAAACTCACTATTTTTCAAATCATATTTTGTAAAGGTATCATAAAATATTTGAGGAAGTGAAAATATACTATGTTTTGTATATTTATTAATAATCATAGTAGTTCTGCTCCATCTCCTTCATAATATTCTTTTATATGATCCCATAAGTCATTATCTTTGTGCCAAGCTATGCGTTTGATAGCATCTTCAATAACACACACTTTGGCTTCAATGTATTGATTTTCAATATTAAAAACCTTTACTTCATAACCGTCATGACTTTGAACAGCTATTATATATGTTTCTCGTGTATATTCTTCTAAATCTAGTTTTAATTCATTTTTAAAATACCAATAAATTGCAAACCAGTAATAAGCTAATTGTCTACAATAGTCAAATTCTTCTATAGAATGTCTGAAATTATACACATCAGCTGTAGTTTTAATATCAACGAGTACTACTTTCTTATTTGTATGATCAATCATTACTCTATCGAGTAAAGATTTACAAGGAAAATCTCCTAATTTAGAAGCATTTGGAAATTCCCAATTTATATGAAATTCATTGTGAACTTCAAATGTTTTTGGATAAGCAAATAAAATCTCATTTGCTTTTTTATGCTCTTGCATATTTTGCTTTATGGTCTTTAGAAGAGCCAAATCAGCAAAAGAAATAACTTTCTTACTATCTTTATTTCTAAAGTATTCAATGTAGTTTTTATATAATTCTACTAGTTCTCTTGCTTCTTGAATTCTTTTATCGATAGATTTATTATTACTATAAGCTGCATTATAACTCATTAATAATATGTCTTCTTCAGTAGCAAAAGGATCGGTTAATCTTGCAGTAGAATAAAATTCTAGAAGATCTTTTTGTTGCTTTACTTTAGGTACTGCAAAATCTAAAATAATATAATCATTCCAGAATTCTTCTGGCTGAAGAATATATTCATGAATCATAGTTCCTTTATCCAAGAAACTTGCTTTTAATCCTTCAATTTTTCCATCTAGCATATCCTTTAGATATCGGGGTCCCTTCTTCAGGAACCATCCGATATTTGAATTAGATATTCTAGACATGTCCTCATAATAAGGTATACTTATATCCATAATTACTCTTCTAATTTACTTAAACGATCTGCTTCCATTAACTCATTAACGAATGCAATGTCATTTAGTTCATCTGCTTCAAAATAAATATCTTGTTCAGTCTGAGACATTATATCATTATTTATATTTTGCTCGTCTAATTGTAAATTAACTAATTCGTAATTCTTCATAATCGTAAATTTTTAAGTTATAGTTCAAATGTTGTTGGCTTAAAATAAATCGAATAAGATTCATCAAGTATGCTTACGTTTGCTACACGTACATTAGTCCATTCTGTTTCCTCTTGAAATACATAATCATATACAGGACATGCTGTAATATTATGATTTCCAGTATGAACGTGTCCACATAATGCATACTTTGGTTTCTTTCGTCTAATTTCATCAGTTAATGCAGCACAACAATATTGGATTTCAGTTCCATTATCGTGTGTAGTTCCTACTTCTGCAAGATTAGACGCTTCGTGAGTCATTAATATATCTAAATCTTTTGGTATTTTTTCGTATTTCTTAGCTAATTCAGCGTGATTAGCCATAAATGCCCATGGTCCACATTGTTTACACCAAGGTGTTCCATAGATTTTATACCATTTGTCGTCAGTACTATTGTATACTTTTGTTTCTCCATCAATCAATATAGTTAACTTATTAAATAAGTAAGTATTTGATTGAGTAATCATCTTTTCGAACCAAAAATCATGATTACCTGGAGTAAGTATAATAGTAGGGCAATCTATCTTCATTATCCATTCTTGAAATTCATTAAATATCCATTTTGTCATTTGGATATAATCTCTTTGAATATCTAATGGAGATATATCACCACATATTAATAACAGATCACATGGTTCTATATCAATAAGGTTACCATGTAAATCACTAATTGCTGTTACTTTCATTTAGTTTCAATTTTTGTACTCTATCTTCGTGCTCTTTTAACATTTCATTGCATTTATCTCTTAAACATTCTACAAAGTAGAGATTTTCATGTCCTTCAAATTGTTTAAAAAACTGATCTGCAGCTTCTTTGTATATATTTATATTATGATTTTGTTTATAATATTCTTCGTGATCACTTAGAATTATATCCTCAAAATCATCATTAGATTTTTCAAAGATATGCATTAATATCGCAGTTCGATGAGATATCTGTATGAACTTTCTTTTATAGTTCTTGAATTCGTCTAATACATTCATCTGTCTCTTTATGATTATGTACTACAAATAACTTATACTTCTCAGCTAATCCTTTATTTAATAATGACCACATAAACCATTTCCATTTATATGGCCATACATCGTTAGGTCTTCCTTTAGCCTCTATGATAAAATTATCTCCAACAAAATCTGGAGTATAAGTCATTGCTCGAATCTTCTTACCACAAAATGTAAATGCTGGTATTAATTCAAATTTAATAGGCTCATATTCTGCTTTGAGATTATGAGCCTTTAATTGTTTATAAACATATGTTTCAAGTTTACTTTTAAATTCAATACCATCATATATATTTGGTGTGGCATTTTTAACTTTCTGATTTGTCGTTTTCTTTCTTTTTGTTTTTCTTTGCTTCATAACGATCAATATATGTACAAAGTATACTTCCACAAAGATTTCCAATAAAACTAATCAGAATTAATTGTAACCATGTTAGACCTGGTGTACTATTTAACCATTCCATGTTCATTGTCTTTTTCTATTTTTGTAAAATGATTTGCAAGTTTTTCTAAAGATATTAGATCATAATTAGCTAGATTTCCATCTATACCTACATCTACTCTTAATTCTTTAGAATCTGTATTTATTTTATCTACTTTTCCATGACAATGACCGTGTATCATAACAGATCCTTTATCTTTGTGTTCCCAACTTAACATCGGAAAATGACACATTATTACTTCTAGATCTTTATGTAAGAAATTATATACAGATTTCTTAAATTTAATATTCTTGATCTGAGTAATATGATTGAAATAGCATTTTAAATGATCTGGTACTTTATCATGATTACCAAGTATTAGTACTTTGTTACCATTTAATCTTTGAAATAGTTTCCTTTTATCTTCTACTTCACCAAATGCAAGATCACCTAAAATATATATAGTATCTTTCTTGTTTACTCTAGAATTCCATAACTGTATCATAGCTTCTTTAGCTTTTTCAACAGTACTTCCAAATATCTCTTTTCGCTTAGGATGAAATTCTAATATACGGTCGTGAAAGAAATGTAGATCTGAAGTAAACCATATCATAATGTTTCTTTTAACCAATTTTTAATTACTTCAAAGCCATTTAGTTTCACCGCATCAGATATATCTTTAGCTTTCCATTTTTTATGAATTAGAAAGCCATTTAAACCTGTTTTAAGGCTAATTTTACGCATATTTTTAACTCCAGAAATATCCCTATCGAAACATATTAAAATACGCTTAAATCGAAGTTTAAGTGCATCTATAACATCTGGAGTAAGAAATGTGCTTTCTGAAGCTGGTGATATCGCAGTATAACCCATTTCATATAAACACATGACATCTTTCATAGACTTAGTAATAATTAGTAAATCACCTTTTTTAGGTAATTGTTCATATCCCTGAATATCATATGGAGTTAAATTATTACGCCATTTAGTATACTTATCTGCTAAAGGTCTATAAATCTTGAATCTATCATATACTTTATATGCATACATAGGATTATTTTCCTTATACACTCCCTTTACTACACCATCACATAAATAATATTTTATACTACTTACACCAAATTTCTTTAAAGTCTTTAGAGAAATTCCAAATTGTGACCAATATTGTTTATCTATATCTGTCCAGTCTTGTCTAACTACTCCGATAACTGTTTCAGTAGATTTCTCTACTTCTTTATTACTATGCAATACTGTGTTATTAGTAATTTGCATATCTTTTACTATTTGATTTAGTAGATCATTGTAATTAGTTATACCTGTATATAACTCTACGAATTTAATTATATCTCCGCATTCACCATTACCATGATCTTTAAATAGTAATTTTCCAGTCTTCTTACTTCGGAATATTCCAAATGAAGGATTCTTATCCTTTCTAAATGGACTATTATAAATAAATCCAACTTTAAATTGTCCTAGATATCTAGCATAAATATCATATTCTGTGACTTTTGATAAGATGTAATCCAGAGTAATAGGATTATCTTGTTTTTTAATTCTTTTAGAGTCATACATATGATATAAATTTATAAGTGAAGAGTAGCGGACTCGAACCGCTCCATTTGAATACATGCTAGTTAGCATTTGTATTAGGCCCATTCACACATCTGCTTTTTCTTTATTAATCTATCCCATCTTGTACGGCACCCGTACAACATTCCCTAATAAAGAAATTATGTGCTTACTCTTCTCCACCTTTAAAATACCCCCTGTGTGGTCAGTGCCAGCCTACGATCTGGTTCTCTTGGTGCGCTATTATTGAAGTATTTATCAATATGTTAAGCGTGAGAAGTCTTCGTTCTATTGCGCAAATAGAATTATATTTTAAAATGGCAATCCGTTAGGATCGGCATTGTTTGTGTTATCTAAAGTTCCATCTACTACGGTAAATGAATCATTAGATAATAGTGGATTTGGATTCGATTGCTCAAAATCAGCAATTACCGGTTTTTCAAATTGATCAATATTCAACTTGACAATAACAGACTCATTCTTATCAACAATCGTCATCGGTTCAATAAATCTATATTTTGCATACTTCGGTAGAGTAGTATAACCACTATTATTATATACTACTTTAATACGAAGCAATATAGACTTATCTGCGTTGTTAAGCTTTTCGGCTACCCAAGTAATAAATTCTTTAAAGCTTTCACCATTAAAGACTCTATCTTCAGGATTTGGATAATAGCATTCAAGAATCTGGTCAATTCTTGCAAACTGATTATCACATTTTCTTTGCAAATCTTCATCAGACATATTGTCTGATTTAGACGGTTCCCACTCTGTATGAGTCATAAATTTACCATCTTTTGCAACGAATTTAAACTCAATAAAATTATTACCATTGAGAGACTTATCTACTCTAATTGATTCTAATACTACATTGTCATGGATACCAGCTGCTAAATATGCAATATCTTTTTTCTGGATAGCTTGTGCTCTTTGTGAACTATAAATCATCTTCTTCTATGTTTTGGTTATTCTTGGTCTGGCAAATAAATTTTATCCCAATATACTGAGATTTTTCCTTCGTCATCACTTTCTGCGATAACAATATTTTGACCTCTTAGGTGTGGAGCTCTTGCTTCAATAGTAATATTCTCCCCACCTTTAAAGGATGCAATGGTTTGGTTCTTCTTTCTAGAAATATATGCGATAGCATCTGCTTCTCCACATATTATATTACTTAACTTTCCAGCTAAGTCTAATTCCATTTCTGAAAGTTCTTCACCATCTTTGTTTACAAGTTTATCCTTAGTATGACCTATCAGGATAAAATTTTCGCAAAGTTCTCTAAACATATCTAATACTTTACGTACGGCTTGTCTTACATAAAACCAGCCACCGCCTTGCGGCAGTAATCGTACATCTCCCTTATAACTCTTCCCCATCGGAGTTTGATTATATAAAGTGAGAGCATATGATAACGTAATTTCTTCCAAACGTGTTGCGTTATCGATCGTGATATATTTGTAGAAATATCCATTACATTCTTTATTCTTTTGTCTAATGGCATTAGCTATTTCACCTAAATCATTAATATTTCTAGCTTGTACTGCTAAGCAATCAATAAATTCAGATCCACCCTCTAGATCGATAATTAAATTATTTTCTAAATGAGCTGCTAATGTTGTTTTACCAGATTTCGGTTTACCAAAAAAGATAAGAAATCTTGGATTTCTCACCTTTGCTTTAATTTTCTCAGTAGGTAATACTATCATAATGTTAGTCTATCTACTTCTCAGAAAACTTTGAAAGAATTTGATATAGTTTGAAAAATTTTGTAAAATTCTGAAAAGATTTGTTATAAGTTAGTTACGCTGCAATTTCTAATGAATTAATGTTCATTGAGATATTGTAAAGAATAATACGATCCTTCTTAGGAAGATCATTAAAGAATGACGAACTTGTAAACTTCGGAATCAATCGAGAACCTACTTGAATATAATTACCATGGATCTTAACTGGAATATCTCCAATCTTAAAATCATAGGAGGGATTCTCTGTATAGTAAATATAATCAAACAAGCGAGAAGCCGCTTTGTTCCATTCCAGATTCAATGCTTCCGGAGTAATATCCAAAATTGTATAATTCTCATACGGAGCATTATCCAATGTCAGAATTGTGTACTTGTTATCATTCTTGTTAGCCCACGGGAAAATAGATTTAATCTTATCCAAAATGCTAATCGTATAATCACTCTTCTTAGAAGAAGTAGTTGTCGTAAAATACTTACTCAAATCAATCGTATAGTCAAGATTTGTGTTATTCTTTGCCGTGTTGTTTACTGTATTATATTTGTATGTCATAATTCGCCTTTATTTAACCAAGATTAATAAAAATCCTATCTATAACTCAATTAGGTTGTTATATTTCAGGTCATTCTCAAATTCAAGTATTGCTAATTCTCCTTCTCTTACTTTAAGAAAATGGAGATATACTTTATTTTGTACAGGTAGTCGTTGAGGACCATAAGCGGTAATACCTAAAGTTTCAGGTCGAGATAAAACCGCTATAACATCACTTCCTTGAAATACAGAGTCAGATGATGATAAATCGCTTCGCATCGGATAGTGACTCGATGGATTATTAATTCTATCAATATTTTCTATATTACGATTCATCTGAGATAATTGTATGATACTTGTCATACCAACTTTCTTTGCTTTGATAAATACTCTTTCAAGTTCAGATATAATCATTCTTTCATCTTTATAGTTATCACTATTTACTAATAAAGTATGATCCAGAATAACTATTAACCATTTATCCTTAGCTATCGTATTTTGAAAATACGTAATTGTATCGTCTATCTTTTGTACTGTAGCTGCATCATCCACATAATATATGGGATAATCTTTTAAAGATTCTGCAGTCTCCTCAACTAAGTTGAGTTCTTTATCAGAAAGATCTTCTGATGCTGAGTACAATTGTGTAGTTGTTTGACGCAACTTATTAGATAGTTTTCTTCCCACTTGTGCACGGCTGAGCATTTCAAATGAGAAAGAAAGTACGATCAATTCTTTGTTAGAATTAAGTTCAATTAAATCAGTTTCGAGTGTATTTACAAACGAAGACTTACCAGTTCCTGATGCTCCTACAATTGTATAAACACAACCAGGTTCAATTCCACCACAACACATTTCATTGAATTTATTCCATCTACTTTTAAGTGGTTCAATTTCATGGTTCTTACGTCTTCGTATATATGTAACAGCTTCACTTGCAGCTGTTGATATATGTTTAAACGGTAGTGGATTAACGTAATTTTGTTCCATACAACATAGTAGTTTCAGGTTGGTTAATATTTATTTGCTCTTCAATTAATTCCCATTCATGTGAAGTAAGCCATTTCCACATAGTTTTCATATAACCAAGCTTACCAGTCATTGCTTTATCGGAAAGCTCAAAATTCAAAGCGGTTATGATTCTATTGTGAAGATCAGGGTTGCCTTTAACTAGTTTGTTATAATAATCTCTACATTTCTTAACATTACTTCTAAGAAAGCCTTTAGTTCCATCTGGTCTACTAACCATTATTGGATATAATGTATAAAATTGCTCAAAAAGTATATCTTTAGGAGTTAATTTATCTACTAATTCCTTAGTAGGTTTATACACTAACTTTTTACTATCATCTTTCTTCTGAATAAGATTTCTGTCGATTAAGTCTTGTATTTCACTATCACTGACCAGGCGAATAAGTGGTGTGATACCTTGATGGGATTTTTGATTCTTATCTAATACAAGACTTAAAAATACTAACTGATTAATTGATATATTGTCTATTATTTCTAATAAACTTGTATCTAGTTCAATGATCATGCTCTTAAAAATTTTAAAAGCTTGTCAAAGATTTGTTATTTTCTGCCAATTTTTGTTAAAAGTTAAACAAGCTTAACTGTCTAGGTTTTAATTGTTCAATCACTTTAACACATTGAGTAATATAATATTGATAATCAACATCATATATACTCTGGAATGTTTCTCCTTGAGAATATTTCCATTGAAGATCTTTATCAGAATATAATCGATTATGAAGTTTTACTCCATGACCTTTTAGCATATTATGATATGATCTTTTTCCAGTTTCATCTAATTTCCATTTCCATAAGTAATATCCACTATTACTAACGTAAAATCGATTAGTTCTCTGTTGAATTTGTTCATTATACTCAACTGTCCACTGTTTACCAGTCTTCTCAGCTTGTAAGAATTTACGTATATCTCTACATGATTTAATTGTATCTTCTACTGGAGTATTATAAACAAAATAGTTAATAATTGCTTCGGGTATTATTTTAGGTTGTAATCCTCTTCCTAATTCAATATCAGTCAGAAAGAATCCTTTCTTCTTAATATTTCCATCAGATTCTACTCCAAAATAATCATTTATTGCTAACTGATAAAATGAAGTAAACTGTTCTGTTTCTAGAGTAAGCTTAGTAAGCTCTTCCCATTCTTTTAGTACTTGTTGTAATTTATCATATTTGTCCTTTTTTATCTTATATAAGATACCATCAGTATTAATCTGATATAACTTACATCCTAGATCTAAAAGTCTCTCAGCAAGCATTAAAAGTAGCAATTGACCGTTAATTCGTACTTGCATAATAGAAAATGGTGCATATAACCAAGATACTTCTTGTTGCATTTTCCCAGTTACTCCATTAAGCATATACTTATACGTTTCATTTTTATTTTTTTGTTTTGTTCTCTTAAATTCTAGTCTTTCCTGAATAATTTCAGGATATACCTCTTTAAGAATGGATTTTAATTTGGGTGGATATAGTTCATATACTGCAATTAAACTTGGGTATAGTGAATTAACATCAGAATCTAATAATAATTCATCTTCATTACATTTAATTGAACAGCAACCATTGTCACCATGTATACCTCCGACTCCAATAGTTACTTCCATTCCACCAAATATAAAAGTATTAATATAACCTTTTCTACCTGGAGACACATTGTGTTGATTTTTCATATCTTGCAATGCTTTCTGAAGTACTGGAGTATTAAACTTTATAAAAGGAAATATAACTTTTTCTAGATCTATACGATCCATAGGAGATTTCATATTCTCTAACTGATCTCTAGTGAAACCAGATTTTTGCATTACCTTTAATTGTAATAATTTATCTCCTAAATTTACTCTATCCAGACTTAAACATGGTAATCCAAAATCTCTTTCAGTTTCTACTCGTATATCTAATAGTTTTTCACATCGATATAAAAGTTCTTCAGTAGATTCCACATCATTAATATTATATGATATTAATCTATCCATATCCTTCTCTGGGAGATCTTGTTTCCAATCGACTACAAATTCTTCTACGTTTTTGTATTGCATGGTTACTTGCATCTCTTTTAAAGATACACGTAATGCTTTAGAGAACAACATTGTTAATAAGTCAATTGATAGAAAATTCTTAGTATATTTATACTCTTTCCATAATTCAAAATTAGAGTTTTTGTCTATTACAATTTGACTCATTCTGAATATAGATTCTGTTATTTCTCTTGTACTGAAAAACTCAAAATATCTTTTTCTATATAATGAGAAGATATAATTCAATACTGGATTATCATAGTGATGATTATTATAACCAACAAAATAACAATCCTGAGTAAAGTAATCAAGGAGATCTTGAATATCTACTTTTCTAGAAGATATTTCAAATACTTTAATTACTCCTGTTTCTGTATTCTTACAAGTACAAGTAAATATGTTCTTAAGAACTTCAATATCAAAGACTATACAGGTTTTGTCTTTAATTTTCATAGCTATAATTTGTGTAACACGTCTTGGATTCGAACCAAGTTCCTATATAAGCGCTTATATAGACTACCAACTTTTCCCTTATAGTTTCGGATTATTTACGTGTTATATTGTGCGTTGAACAGACGCACCCCTGTTTCATAGACGAATATCAGCTTACGCTGCAGTTTTATCCTGTTTTTGTAAACGAGTGATAGTAACTCCGTCAATCTCTCGATATTTAGAGTTAACCATCTCCATGATACATACTTCAGGATTATCTGAATCATAAATAAAGTATCCTACCACTTTATCAGATTCTTTTTCCATCATTTTGTTGAAAGAATATTTTACGATATCCTTTAACTTATCTGGAAGACAGACAATAGCACCAACTCTATCTCCAGTAAGAGATGGTTGATCAATATATTGGGTTCTCACAATATAACGATGTTTACTACTATCTTGTTTTTTTGGTTGTTCGACAATAGGTCGAATCTCCACTTTGTTCTTTACTTTGGGTAATTGTATACCACCCTTAGAAAGGTACATTTGACGTCGTTCAAGTTTCTTTTTATTACG